TCTATTAATATCATTAATACTAATATGATTAAGTCTAACTCATCTTCATCCTCTACGGGGAGTATGACTTGCATATTTATAATCATATATCCTCTATGATGTAAATGTTAAAAATAGTTTTTCTCTTGGTAGATTCATTCAAACTCTTACATTTGCTAAAAACAATTAAGTTATGGGTAAAGATAAAAGTGAAACTAAACCTAAATACACTAGAGAATTTCATAGTGGAGAAAGGAATAAAAAAGAAGTTAAAGTTCCTAGTAAACTTAAACTTGGAAATATTGGTATTGATAGTATTATTAAAACTAAATAATTTAGTGTTATGATTAAAGTTGAAAGTAAATTTAAAGATTTTGGTATTCAAATACCTATTGACATTAGCGAAATAACAAGTGAAGCACTTGACGCTGTTCTTACTAATGTAGTTATTGCTAAACATTATTGTGTTGTTGCTCTTTGCCAAAATGAAAGTTTGTTTGGTGTTATTAATAATAAAGTTAGTACAGTTGAGGTTATGCCAATTATTGCTAAAATTAGTAAAGAAGATGCTGAACTTATTGGTATGAACCAAATGGATAAGATTATAATTGACCGTTCTACTCTTGAACGTGGTTATCATCTTTATCTTAAACATAATGTTCTTAGCCCTCAATTTGTTAATAAGTATATTACTAATGATACTGAACTAACTCGTTCTATTACTGTTGGTACTTTTGGACAAAATCAAGGATATAAAAAAGGACAAAAAGTTTGGTTTGTTGAATTTAAAGTTATAGCTATTAATGATTTAAGAGCTGCTATTACTGATAAACATAAAGCTATTAATCCTTTTGTTTATCATTCTGCTGAAAAAGCTAATTAGCCATTTCATCTAAATAATCGAACTCTTCTTAGAACTACTTATGTATAATTTAAAATTATAGGTACTTGTGTTCTTGTTTATAGTAGTAATTTAAGAAGAGTTCTTAAACTTTCAATTATGGATTTTAAGACTAATACTAGTTTTAATATTGCTAATACTAGTTCTCATGAAGATTTTGACGATGATTATATTCTTATCTATAAAGATATAAATAATATATTAGATGATATTGGATTTCAAGGTGATGATAGAATACTTTGTAAATCTATTATTGAAAGTCTTGAAAAAGAAGCTAGTATTAATACACGAAAAGATAAATGTGTTGCTATTCCTCATATTGGTACTATTCAAAAGAATTGGTATCGTTCCAAACTTATTAGTCATTATAAAGACTTTAAAGAAGCTAGAAAAACTATGACTAGAGAAGAGTATAAAGAATATACTGCTAAAGTTATGGAAGAAGAAAAGCAAAAACATTATGAAGAAGAAGAAAAGATTAAGACTGAATATAAGTTTAAAAAGAAACTTCTTCCTATTTGGATTAAACTAAGTAAAAAACATAGTGCTGCTTATGCTAATCTTTGGCTATATGCTATGGGTAAACTTGAAATTATTGAATTTGATGAAGAAGTAGAAGAAATATATGAACGGTTTGGAATTGGATTGGATGCTGACCATAGATGAAACTGGTATGCCAAAAGCTCCTACACTTAAACAACTTCTTGATAGAGATGTTAGTCTTCTTTATACTAGAGATAAATCTCCTAATAAAGAGATGTATGTTAAAGAAGTTGGAGTTATTTATTATCTTGGTGACCCTAAAGGCCCATGTCTACAAGAAGGTCTTAGTGAAAAAGAAGCTCTTAAGAAAGCTATTGAAAACTTTGATTTACCTAAAAATTATCAACCTGATATTCTTGTTTGGAAACTTATTAAAAGATATTATAATCAAAAAGCTGGTGCAGGTATGGAAGCTGTACTTAATATTAAGCGTGGTATTCATAATGTTGCTCTAGCTGCTAGCAAGTTAAATGAATTGTTGAATGACAAGTTATCTGATGGTGCTAGTCTAGAAGATGTTCCAGTTGTTATTGGTTATATGAAACAAATTAATGATTTAGCTAATCAGTTTCCAAACACGATTAAAGCTCTTAATGTAGCTGAAGAAAATCTTCTGTATGAACAAGAGAATGTTGCTGGTAGAGGTGGAGTTGAAATTACTAGTAGTATGATTGAAGAATAAGCTGATGCTAATCCACTTCATCCTCCACGGGGAGTCTAGCGTAGCACGTAGTGCCGAAGCGGGTCCAAACTAGTGTTGAACTTAATGGTATTAATAATATGGAACTTAGAGATAAAAGATATAATGATATTAGACTTATTTTTCATGAAGAAGAACATAAATATAATGATAGTCTAGGTAATGATTATATTTCAACTACTACTATCCTTCATAATTATGCTCCAAAGTTTGATAAGAACTATTGGTTGAGAAAGAAGTCTAAAGAACTAGGAATAAGTGAGAAGAAACTAGAAGAACAATGGTCAACTATTACTAAAGAAGCTTGTGAACGTGGAACTAATACTCATAATGGTCTTGAAGATGGTGTTAAAGGAGCATCTATGTTTCAACAAGCCATTAATTATCTTGATAAACGAGAAGATGGTGTAATGGTTACTATTGCTGATATACCAAATTTTGGAGCTAGTTATAAGTTACTTAATCTTAAAGATTTTATTGAACTTACTAATAATCGTTATCCTCTTATTTATGATGCGTTTAAAATGTACACTGAAAGAGGATATAAGATTTATAGTGAGATTGGTATGTTTCTTATAGATTGGTTAATTAGTGGAACTATTGATATTCTTCTAGTTAATGAAGATACTAATTGTGCTGTTGTAGGTGATTGGAAAACTAATCGTGGTGGATTAAAATTTAGTAGTGGTTATTATAAGAAAGATAAAACAGTTAGACCTGCACAACAAACTAATGTTTGGATTGATAAAGATGAACGACTTTTAGCTCCTCTTAATCATCTTCCTAATTGTAATGGTGCTATATATAATCTTCAACTTAGTATGTATGCTTTTGCTGTTGAATATATACTTGGTTTAACCATTAAAGGTATTTGGCTATGTCATATTGATAGTGATTTTGAACTTAATGAATATGGTATGCCAAAAAGATTTTCTGATGGTCTTTATCATATTAAAGAAAATCCTGTTGAAACTACTAAGTTCTTTACTATGAATTACCTACGTGATGATATTAGTAAAGTTCTTAAAGACAGAGAATTACAAATTAAAGCTAGTGGTGTTCAAACTCAATTTAAACTTGCTATATGAAATTAAATAAAGATAATTTAATTGGAGTAATTATTGGTTTTATTGTTTTAGTTATATTTGCTATTTGTTTATCTAGTGGATGCACTAAACGTATTACTCCAGTTCCTGAAATTCGTTATGTTCTTGTTACTGATTCTACTGCTATTAATGAATTAGTTTTAACTAAAGAATTACTTCGTAGACTCAAGATTCTCTTAATGCTTATAAGTCTGATACTACAATTAGTGCTGATTATTTTGTAGCTAAATATAAACTTGAGCGTATTAGATATTATAATGATATTGCAGGTAAAGGAAATAATATCAAATTTTTACGTTCATGGATTCGTAGAACTCTTGAAGAATAAAATATTATGTATATTGTTAATCGTAGAAAAAATATTAGACTAATTGGTTGTGAGCATTTTATTGATGATGATTTTACATTTGTAATTTATAAAGTTCAAATTAAAGTTCTTTGGTTTTGGATTACAATTAAAGAATTTGATGGAGATGATTATTATGATGCTGTTGATTGTTTTAGATATTGTACTAATCCTTATATAAATTAAATTATGGCTTACTTTGGAGATGCTTTTAAAAAACTATCTATTAAAGAAGGTGGTTATGTAAACGATAAAGATGATGCTGGTGGAGAAACTTATAGAGGTATCAGTCGTAAATATAATCCTACTTGGCAAGGTTGGACTATGATTGATTCTTATAAGAAACATTATACTGTTGGTAGTAAAAAGTTTAAGTCTAAACTTGATAATGATGTTAAACTTCAAAAACTTGTTTGGCAAAAATATAAAGTAGGTTATTGGGATGTATTTGAACTTGATGATTTTAATAGTCAGAGAGTTGCTGAACAACTATTTGATACTAACGTGAATTGTGGTCAAGTTGTAGCTATCAAGATGGCTCAAAGAGTTCTTGGTCTTAAAGAAACTGGTAGATGGAATCTTGATTTACTTAATAAACTTATCGAAATAAAAGATTAACTTAATACTGTATAGAATTATGAAGAAGATGTTAATAGCAATATTTATAATAGCGATTATTAATTTATGTGTTACTCTGTATTTATCAATAAGTCGTTTTAGTGTAGAAGCCAATTCATATAATAAAAGTGACACTGCTATTAATCATGTTCGGATTGATTCTATACAGTTAGTTATAATTGAAAGAGAAAGTGTAGTTTATAAACTTAAAGAACATGAAAAAGATATTGATGATAAAGTTATTAGTCTTAGTGATAGTGCTTCTTGGGAGTTATTCAAGAAGTTGGTGTCAGAGTGAGATTGATAATGTAATGCATCCTCCACGGGGAGTCAACACTACTGATACAACTGTTCTTGTTCCTATTAATATGATTAAGGTTGCTAATACTAAAATTATTAAAGCTAAACTTTATAAAGATATTATTAATGAACAAGACAGTATAATTAATCTTCATAAGATTAAATATAATGCTCTTCATAAAGAAGTTGAAACTTTACAAAATAATCTTGATAATAGTAATAAAGTAAATGATAATTTAAATAAGTCTATTGAACGTATTAAACGTAAGAATAGATATTTGGTAAGCGGTGGTGCTGTTTGCGCTATCGCTTTTGTTGTTTGTTTACTAGTTAAATAAAATATTATGGCTGATGGTAAATATCCTTTTCTAGAATACATTGAAGAACCTGATAAAGAGAAAAAGTATAAGAAAGCTAGTGATTGTGGATGGTATGACCCTCATAATAACTTTTTAATTGGAGATAGTGGTGGTTTTCTTTTAAATATTAGACCTGGCAAATTTGTTAATACTGAACTTTTTAATGAAGCTGCTAGAACATATCAAGCCACAGGTAGATATACTCAATTTAAAGTTGATAGTATTCCTCATAGACAATTTAGACGTAGAGAATGTGATAGACGACGTAATGGTTTTTCTGCTCCTTGTTGGCAAAATCCGGATGGAAGTATAGAAGATGTTTGGATAACAGGTGGTCATTATAATTTTCTTAATTATACTCGTATGGAACGTACAGATGAATCATCTGTTATTGTTACTGAACATGGAGCTACTGCTAAAAAGATTTATAGTTTTCCTAGTTTTATTGATGCTCAATTTTGGACTTGGCAAATTATAGAATTTTGTAGACGTAATGGTTTACATCTTATTATTGATAAGACTAGACGTGGAGGTTTTTCTTATATTATGGCTGCTGATAGTTCTAATGAAGTTAACTTATCTAAACATAAAGTTGTTATTCATGTTGCAGCTGATAATAAATATTTAATTAAACAAGGAGGTTTAAGTGATTTTGCTGTTAATAACTTAAAGTTCTTTGAAGAAAAGACTCCATTTAAAAGAGGTATATATAGTCCTACTACTGATAGTTTTAAACTTGGTTATCGTATGAAAAATGGAGTTGAAGCTGATGATAGTTGGTCTAGTTCTCTTTTAAGTGTTAGTGCTAATAATAATCCTGACTGTGCTATTGGTAAAGATGCTGTTACAATTAAAGTTGAAGAGTTATCTACAATGCAGAATTTTGATGAATTTATGAATGTAACTGAACCTACAATGACTGTTGGTACTCGTACTACTGGTACTCTTATGGCTTGGGGAACTGCTACTGCTGCTAATATGCAAATATTTGAACAAAACTTTTATAATCCTAGAGCATTTGGATTTATGGCTTTTGAAAATGTTTTTGATAATGATGCTCGTAATGAAGTTTGTGGATTTTTTAAATCTTATGCTTGGGGTCTTGAAGGGGAAATAGATGGAGTTAAAGGATTTGATGAAGATGGAAATAGTAATCTACGAATAGGACTTAAGCTTGCTGCACGAGAAAGAATTGAAAAGAAAAAGACTGCTAAGACTTTTGCAGAATATCTTAATTATCTTGGTCAGCGTGCTTTATTTCCTGCTGAATCTTTTAGTAGTGCTAGTGAAAATATATTTAGTAGTGAGGCTCTTAATAAGTTTGAAGATAAACTTAGAGTTGATAATAGTTATAAGTTTTATACCGATGGCGAACTATTTGAAGATGGAACTAAAAAGATTTATTTTAAATCTAATGCTCGTATAAGAATTGAAAATCCTGATATGAAAACTTATGATTATATTCAAGGAGTTCCTAGACGTGGCAATGAAGACCCTCATGGTTGTATAAGAGTTTGGTTTGCCCCAGAATATGAAGAAACATATATTGGCGATAGACTTATAAGAAGTATTCTTCCCGGTACTTATGTTGCAGTTTATGACCCTGTTGGTATTGATAAAGATAAAAAAGAAATTACTGATAGACATTCTCATAATAGTATATTTGTTATTGAAATGCCTAGAGAACGTAATGGATTTAAACCTAAGTTGTGTGCTGCATATTATGGACGTACTGAACGACTAGAAGAAGCTGATGAAAAGTTTTATCGACTATGTAAATGGTATAATTGTATTGGTACTGGACTTGTAGAAATAAATCGTGGTGAAACTGTTTCTAATTTTCGTAAGTGGAAAGCTACTAAATATCTAGGTTATGAACCTTTATATGTTTGGGATTCTGCTGTTAAAGAAAAAGTTAGTACTAGTTATGGTTATAATATTGGTAGTGGTCCTAAGAAACTAGATGGTCTTCGACTTCTTAAAGAGTTCTTATATGAAGTTATTGGTAAGAATGAATTTGGAGAAGATATTTATGTTTTTGAAAGATTTCTTGATTATCAAACAATTCTTGAACTTAAAAAGTTTAATGCTGAAGGTAACTTTGACCGTATATCTAGTCTTATACTTTTAGGTATATATTGGAAGTCTATTGATATTAAAGGTAAGCGAGAACTTGCTAGTCGTAAGAAAGTTACAGAAGAGAATGATAAAACAGATATTTTTAATAGACAATGGTTTTAAGATTAAACAAATAAAGATATGTATAATTTTGGTAGACTTGATTTCCCTAATCAGCATGTTAGTTATGCTGAAAAACAAGAAGTTGATTGGTATGCTAAATGTTGTGATTACGTTATAGAAGCTGGTATTGCTTGTAAAGCTGATTTTAATGTAGAAGAAAAGTTTAATATTCTTCTTGGTAATATTCCTAGAGAATATTATAGAAAAACTCTTAATCCTTATAATGAGAAAGATGAAAATCTAACTCGTTTTCCAGCTACTATGCGTAATTATGATATGATGAAAGGTATTATTAGAAGATATATTGGTGAATATATTAAGAATCCACATGATTTTATTGTTGGAGCTAATAATCCTGAAGTTGTATTTGCTAGAGATGCTGAACTTGGTAAACAAATTATGATGTTTGCTGAACAAGCTGTTGCTAAAAAGATACAAGAAAGTTATATGCAGTTTGTTAATGAAGGAAATAATCCAGAGCAATTTAATCCTGAACAAGCTGTTGATATTGAAGCTTTTATTAAAGAATTTAATGAATTTTATTGATGATATTAGTGCACAAGGACAAGATTTAATTAATGTTATTGATGACCTTACTGATGCTTTTACTATATACGCTAGAGCTTATTTTGAATTTGTTGCTTTTGGGGCTTGTTATACATATAGAGATGTTGTAGGTAGTCAATTAATTAAACGTGTTGTTAGTGTTAGAGATGCTTTTCCTGTTCCTAACGATAATATGTTTGCAGAAGATTATGATATGTTTGCTGAACGTCGTATGTTGACTAAACAACAAATTATAGATGAATTTTATGAATATCTTTCTGAAAAAGAACGTGAAGCTCTTGATACATATTATCAATATAGTGCTACTACTTCTAGCGATAAAGCACTTTTAAATTGGGATAAATATATGTATTATTTTGGTGATATATGTAGTAAATTTAATAAAGATGATTTGCAACATATTAAGAACACTAATATAATGGCTCGTGATGCTAATAATGGTTTATTTGAAGTTTGGCATACTGTTTGGAGAGGTGAAATAAAAGAAGGTATTCTTACATATAGTAATGGAGCATTTGTTACAACAAGAATTGTTGATGAAACTTATCAGCTTAACCCTGCTGGTGGTGATATTAGTATTGAATGGGTGTGGCGTCCACAAGTTTATGAGAGCGTTAGAATTGGATCTCGTGCTACAAGTATATATCCTTATAAGGCTCGTCCTATTGCTTATAATAGGAATGGTAAACTTCCTTATAATGGTATTGCAGAACTTCTTCCCGGTTTTGGAAGATTTAGTATTGTAGATACAGTTATTCCTTATCAAGTATTTCGTAATATAGTTTCTTATCATAGAGAAATGGCTATTGCTAAAAATAAGATGAATGTTCTTATGATTGCTAAATCTCTTCTTGGTAGAAAACCTGCTGAAACTATATATCGTATGGCTGCTGATGGTGTACTTTATATTGATGATGAAGATGATGCTAACCTTGTTAAAGCACAAAATGTTCGTTATCTTGAAAGTCGAATGAATAATTATATTACTGAACTTGGACAACTTATTCAAGAGATTGAACAGACTGCTAAAATGGAATGTGATATGACTCCACAACGTTATGGTGAGATTGCTAATAGTGCTGGTAAAGGAGTTACTGATGAAGCAGTTATTCGTGGAAGTATGGGTTCTGTTATTATTGAATTTATATTTGATAAAATGAGAGAACGAGATTATCAAGCTGAAATGGATTATACTAAACTTGCTTGGATTGATGGTCTTAATACTTCTTATAAAACTAAAGATGGCGATATTAGATATTTAAGTCTTGATGTTAATAGTCATATATTTGCTAACTATATTGTTACTTGTAAAACTTCTGTTAAAGAACGTGAGAAACTTGAACAATATAAACAGCTTGCATTTAGTGCTGCTCAAAATGGTAATATGGATATGGCTAATGCTGCTATTCGTGGAGATAATGTTGCTCAAATTAGCAAACTTATTGATAAATATCAAAATATTCAACGTGAGCATGAACTTGATGTTGAACGTGTTTCTCAACAAACAGAACAACTTCGTCAAGAATTTGAACTTGCTAAGATTGATAGAAAAGCAGAACAAGATAGAGAAACTATTAGAGTTGAAAAATATCTTGATGGTCAAATTGAGGCTATGAAAGCAAATGCTAATATTATGAGTTTTGATAATGGTCTTAGCGATGCTGAAAAGAGTCAAGCTGAAGAACGTATGGAAAATGCTAGACTTAATATTGAACGTAGTAAACTTAGTTTAGATGCTCAAAAGACTTCAGTTGAAGCACAACTTAAAGAAAAAGAATTAGCTGTTAAACTTAAAGAAAGTGAAGATAAAGTTAAGATTGCAAAAACGAATAAAAATCGTTATGATAGTAAAAGTAAATAATCGGCTGTACTTTTAAATTTTGTTCATAATAGGGCTGGACTTGCTTGTGAAAGTAGGTTCAGCCCATTTTCATTTTTATTTACATTACATGAGCCATTTTAAGCTCATTTTAAGCACTTTATTCATTTCGTGATAGATTAATCATTATGATAAAATTTGATTCATACACGGCTTCTCTGAAAGCGACAGGATAGGTTATCAGTAATAAATATCCTAGTTAGCAATAGTATGTTAGTCGGCAAATCGGCTTAAAGGTGAACATATTTTAACGATATAAGTAAAACTCGTATTATTATTATAGTTTATATTTGTGATATAGTAATTAATTAAAAACAAAGAATTATGCCTAATTTTGATAGTTTTGGTTTTAATGGTGAAACATCTAATGGTGATGGAAAACCTACTGACGACATTACAGACCTTGATACAGGTAAAACAGGGCAGTTAGATGCTGATGGTAATCCTATTGATGATATTACTGGTGGTAATAATGGAAATGGGAATAGTAAGACTAATGCTAATAAAGATGACCAATCTCCATCCTCCACGGGGGGTCAGCCTACTAGTAAAGCGAATGACGCTGATGCTGAACATGGTTTAGAAGAAGGCACTATTATCGAAGATGGAGATAATAAATATACTGTTGATAAAGACGGTATCTTATTGACGATAAAGGTAATATCTTTAAAGCTAAAAATGAAGTTGCTGCTTATCTTAAAGAATTTGAAGTAGAAGATACTAAAGAAGAAAATACTATTGATGTTAAATCAATTCAAGAACTTGTAGGTGTTTCTGTTACTTCAGAAGATGGTAAAGCTGTTACTTTTGAAAATACTCCTCAAGGAGTTGCAAGTTATATTCAATCCGTTATTGATTTAAAACGTGATGAATTTGCTCAAGCTGGTGTTAATAAATTATTTGAAGATTATCCTATCGTTGGTGATTTTCTTAATTATTATGTTGCAAATGGTAATTCATTTGAAGGCTTTGGTGAACTTCGAGATAGAAGCGGTATTGAAGTAGATGAAAATAATGTAAGTCAACAAGAAGCTATTATTCGTGAGGCGTTTAAGGAATTTAATCGTCGTGGTAATGTTGATAAGTATATTCAATATCTTAAAGATAGCAATGAACTTTTCAATGTTGCTAAAGAAGAACTTGAAGCTCTTCAGAAAGCTGATAACGAAATGCGTGAAGCTAATGCTAAAGAAGCTATGCGAGTTAAAGCAGAAGAAGAGAAACAACTTGTGGAATTTTGGAATGGAGTTAAAGAATGTATTGATAAACGACAAATTGCTGGTTATCGTATTCCTGAAACTGTTATTATTGAACGTAATGGAAAACAAATTTCTACTACTCCAGAAGATTTCTTCAATTATGTTTATCAAGTTGATGATAAAGGACTTTCTCGTTATGAAAATGATTTAATGAAGTTATCTCCTGCTGAAAGACGCGATGAAGAACTGCTTAAGGCTTGGCTTAAATATACAGGTAAAGGTTATGATAGTTTGATAGAAATGGCTGTTTCTGATAAAGAAGCTAAAAAGTTGAAACTTACTGCTAGTCAACGTAAATCTACAAAAGGAGCTATTAAAATAACTAAACCTGACAGTAAAAAAGATGCTCTGAAAGATGAGCGTTTTGGTTATTAACATAATAGTAAATTTGTAGATGAAAACATTACGTGTTATTGGACAAACTCGTTATGAAGATAGAGGTTATTCTAATGAAGAATCAATTGCTTATCTTCAGCTTCAAAAGCCAGAAGAAATTAATAGTTTTCTGACTTATAATTATGGTATGGATGATGACCGTTTTCCTTTAAGTTTTATTACTGAAGGTCAAGGTAGTCGTGGTATTAAAGATGTTGCTACTGTACAATGGACTTGGAAAACTATGGGTCGTATGAAGTTTACAGACTTTGTAACTTACTTTAATACTGTTGTTACTAAACCCGGTCAAAATGGTAGTGAATTTGAAGTTCATTTTTCTACTCATTGGTTTATTGAACAACATGGTCTTACTGCTCCTGATGGTGTTACTCAAGTTCGTATTCAGAAAGACTTAGGAGAATCTGCTTATGGTTATGCTTATCTTCTGAAACTTACTTCTCCTAATCCTGATGCTTATGTTGACCCTCAATGGTTGGCTAAAGGTATGTATTGGGCAATGAGTGCTCCTACTGTTTCTGAATCTTATTCTAAAGGTAACAGAAGCAATACTATGGGTCCTGCTGGAATGACTTCTCAACTTGAGTTTTATCGTTATTCTAAAGAAATAGCTGGTAATCTTGCTAATGTTGTTACTCAATATCAATTCCAAAATGATAATGGTGGTACTTCTAATCTTTGGATTAACGAAGAGATGCGACAGTTCAACTTGCACATGAGAGTAATGAACGAAGAACGTTTGTGGAAGTCTGAATATAATCGTTTACCTGATGGCACTATTCCTTTGAAAGACCATGATAATGGTAAACCTATTCCTCGTACTGCTGGTATGTTAGAAATTTGTCGTGAATCTAACTACGATACTTATGGTGAAGTTCTGACTCTTAACAAACTTGAACGTACAATTGGTGATGTTCTTGACCGTGATACTCAAGATGGCGATAAGAATGTAGCTCTTATGGGCGGTAAAGGATTTATTCGTGACTTTGAAATGGCTATCAGAACTGATGCTAAAGAAAACGGATTTATTACTCCTCTTGGTGAAAAGATGATTCAAGATAATGGTGATGGTCTTTCTTATGGACGTTACTTTAATAAGTATAAAACTCCAGATGGATATACTATTACTGTTATTCATAATGCTTATTTCGATAAGGGTACTGATGCTGAAGCTGCTAAGCAAAATGGTATGATTCATCCTACTACCGGTTTGCCTATTACTTCTCATCAAGCTGCTTTGATTGATATGAGTAATTATAAAGGTAATCAGAATGTTCGTATAGTACGTCAAAAAGGACAGGCTTATAAAGCTAAAGTTATTGAAGGTATGACTGATATTCCTGCTTGCTGGGGATTGCCTAATACTAATCATGCAGCTACTGAAATTGATATGGCTCGTTATGAAGTTAAAGGCTCTATTGGTTTGCAGGTAGATAATACCACTAAGATGTTCTTATTGAAATGTGTATTATAATCATTTAAAAGAAGCTATTTAAGATATGGATTTTAACAAAGTAAATGAAGCTAATAAAGCAGGAGAAAATACTCCTGCTGCTTCTAATATAAATACAGATAAACAGGTTATACCCCCCGTAGAGGATGGAGTAGATAAACAGCCTGCTAATACAGTAGGATTTAGAGATGAAAGTCTTGATGAACCTTATACTGAAAAACGAACTATTACTATTAATTTAGTTACTAATTATTCATTATATCGTAGAGTTAATGATAAAACATTACCTAAACGAATGGATAAGATTGGTAGTTGTGTTCGTAGTTCTCGTACTCTTTCTTCTAATAAAGGTGAGATTGAATCTTATTTTCCTGCTTTAATTGGTCTTGCTCCTAATAATGAAAACTTTATTTCACGGGTTAAGGCTTATCTTAATAATATTAGTGTTTCAGTTGATGAACTAGGTAAGACTTTGATATTTCTTTCTTTTGGAATCGTAAACGAGATTATCTTCGTTTTAGAGCCGAAGAAGAAGCTATTGAAACTGCTTATATGAATAGTGACCGTAAAGGAGTTAAAGAACTTAGAGAAGCTCTTGAAGCTAAGATTACTAAGTTAAATCTTCTTGAAAGTGAAAAGTATAAATATGGTTATCCTATTGTTCTTGATGATTATCTAATTTATCGTCATTGTTTATTGTATAAAGATGTAGCTAAAGATATTGCTCTTATTAATTCTGACCCATCTATTAGATTTTATTTTAAAGATGACCAAAGAGAAGCTGAGCGTCTTGCTAAACATCGTCAGGAAATTAATTCGGCTAAAGGCAATTATGTTAAACTTCTCACGAATAGTGATTTGTTTGATGCTGTATTTATTCAATACTGTGTTGCCAATAATATTAATATTCCTAACGGTATGGCTATGGATACTGTCGATAAACAAACTCATCTTGATAAATTTAGTACAAATGAACCTGCTAAGTTTAATAAACTTTGCAATTGATAAAGATATTACTATTAAATCTTTAATTGAGGTTCTTATTTCTCGTGGAGAATTTATCAGAGCAATTCATAATCAGAATATTACTACTCCTGATGGTGAGTTCATTGGTGCTAATGTTAAGGAAGCTGTTACATGGTTTAAGAATCCTACCAATAGTGCTCTTGTTAGTGCTTATAAAAATAAACTTAAAAACATTTGATTATGAACATTGGGGAGATGCACGTGACGTTCAGAGAACTGGCACAACAGATGGGTATGCAGACCGTTCGTGCTATTCTCATGGAAGATATAGATATTTGTCTTAATGCTGCTATAATTGAAAAAGCTAGAAATGTAATAGTAGAAAATGTCGGACCTGTTCCTTATAATGATAAGGTTGCTCGACAAAATGCTTCTATTAGTCCTGTTAATGCTCTTAGAACTTTATACACAGCGGGTACTGTTAACGGCGGAGATATTACAGGTGGTGGAACAGAAGTTGACCCTTATAAAATTAACATTGATAGCGACGGAATAATGCTATATACAGGCTTTCAAGTTAGTTATAATGGCAAGACAATTTATGATTGCAGAATTATTGAAGCTGAAGATTTAGGTCAAACGCTAAGAGATTTCTGTAATCGTGCTGCGAAAGATGCTCCGATAGTTACTATATTTGGAGATGAATCTGGTATTAATGTTTATATATATACTGGACGTAATAATACAGTTAAACCTCAATTAGTTAAATATCTTTATATCAAAGAACCTGCTAAAGTTAAGTTTGATGAAGATAGAGAAGAAGATTGGGTTAATTGTGATTTACCTCCTTATTTACATATGGAAATAGTTATGCGTGCAGTACAGATTTATCTTGCTAGTATTGGTGCTACTTCTAATGGAGCTGATAAACAAAGTTAAACTCTAAATTAAATTAAAAATGAGACAGTTTTTGTTAGCGGGCAATGTCGCTTATGGAGCGAGCTTACCTCTTGCTGCTGGAGCGGTTGCTTTTACTTATCTTGCTAATGGCAAGGAAACTATTGACGCTGACGGTACTAAGATTACCGATAAGTTTTACATTAATCTTGGTCGTGAAGCAAATGGTCCAGTAGTTCTTCCAGCTTATAAGAAACATCTTACTTTTGTTAAAGGTGCTTATCAAGCTGCTACTACTTTTTCTGCTAATCTTACTATCGGAGATGTAAATGCTTATTCTGATTATTCTATTATGATTGTGAAAAAAGGGTTAAAGTTCAATGAACGTAATCGTTGGACTGCTACCATTCATACTGGTCTTAATCCTACTGCTAGTGATGTAGCAAAGAAATTAGCTAACCAAATTAATAATAATACTGTTGGACATGGTATTAAAGCAACTGTTGCTGAGGCTAAAATTACTTTAACTGCTGAGTCTAAAGGTGTTGATTATGAAATTCTTGGTGCTGATGAATTAGTTGGTATAGCTGTTACAGTTACAACTCACGGTTTACCTGCTTATGGTGACGCTGCTTATATTACAGATTTAGCTAATAAAGCTGCTGCTGATGCCGGTATTGAATATACTTACCGTGATACTTATACTGAACTGTATCCTGCATATCCTATTAATCCTTTAAAACAACCTGACAGTGCAGATGCTAGATATACTATCTTTACTCTTCGTTTTGCTGTTCCACGTGAAATGAAAACTAGAGATGAAGTTGTTCATCAGATTGTACAGATTGCGTTCCCTACTGGAGCTGCTGCTATTGCAATTGTTGAAACTATCCTTAAAGCTATTGCTACTGAAGAAAAAGCATAACCTACTACCCGACTTGATTAGGTAAATATTAGGTAATATTAATCAAATAGGGGCTATTGGTGTTAGCATTAGTGTTAATACTGATAGTCCCTATTTTCGTATTCATAAAAATGGAATTAATACAAAATGCTTTTGAACAAGGTCTAGTTCCCGGTATTGTTATTGTTATTTATCTTATTATTAATAAAATAATTGATAATAACAAAAAAGACCCTCTTGATGATATTGCCAAACTTCTTAATATAGTTACTAAAGATATTATTGATAAAGATAGAGAAAAGTCTAAAGCTGTAGTTTCTATTGCTATGGTTAATGCAGCTTCAGAATGTGCTAAATTTGTTGCTTCTACTATTATTACTAATAATGTTGATAGTAACCGTGACCAAATCGAATATAATGCTCGACACTTAGTTAATAGCGTTTATTACGATGCTTATTCTAAACTTAATATGTATCGTGGAGATGAAGATTATCTTAGTCATTATATGAGAGAAGAATGGAAAGAAGATATATATGGCGATATTATTAATATAATTTATAATAAATATCTTGATTCTAGTCAACGTATTCTTGCGTTTAATAAACGTGTTGATATTAGAGTTAATGATTATACTGCTTATATTATTAATAAGGCATTTAAATAAGATGATATTATGATAAGAGGTTATATTAGTAATCCAAAACAGCTATCGAAAGAGATGCAATTACGCATTGCAAGTATGGCTGAAAAACAGGTGAGAATAGCAGAATTAGGCTTCCCATTGAACGAAAAAAATTGGTGCAAACTAACACAAGGGCAAATTTTAATTCAAGCACTAGAAGCCTTAGAATTGCTTTCTGATGAGCAACAAAAATCAATTATTAATTCATACAATAACTTGATGTTAGAATGAGTGAACAATAGATGATAATTATGTTAATGGTGTCTATGTAAAAGCTGATGGAACTGAACAAGTTGAGATTAATCCTCAATATGTTATATGACTGTTCCTAGCAAATATGTTTGTGTTTATCATAAACTATTAGTTCTTATGGCACAATATGGACTTGATATGCTTAATGATTGTTCTGCTACTTGTAAAGGCAATAATAAAAATATTGTTACTTGTTGGAATATGTTTCAATCTGCTATGGCAGCATATCAACTTGGTCAAGATAAACTTGCTGAAACTCTTCTTAAATATATTAAAGGTCAACTTAATATTATTTATGAAGGTAGTGAACAAGTTCAGTATAGTGGTTCTATTACGCTTCCTGTTGATGAAGAAGGTAAAATTCATGCAATAGTTAGTTGTGGAGATGCTCCTAAATTTTATGTTGACCCTGAAACTGGTAAACTTTGGGAGAAGAAAGAAGAAGGCAAAGAATATAATGAAACTTATAGTCTTAGTGATGTTGATTATGATAATGAATAATGTGAATGTGTTCCATCCTCTACGGGGGGTCTACACTATGAATTTAGTAAACCTAGAGAATGTATGAAAACAATAGAAGAAGAACTTGGTAAAGTTAGTCTTACTTGTAATGGTCAATGGAATGATAGACCTTATGAAAGACTATCTATAGTTCATGACGGTTTCTATGCTAGCTATATATCTCGTAAAGCTGTTCCTGCTGGTATTCCTTTATCTAATGAAGAATATTGGCAACCTATTGCTAAACTTCGAGAAGATTTAGTTATTGATTATGAAACTTTCAAGAAAGAAATATTAGAACTTATTGCTGTTGTTCAAAGAGGTCTTAAAGTTGCTAGAATTGTGGTATCTACAATGGAAGATAGAGATGCTCTTACTTGGGAACAGATTGGAGTAGGTTGTGAAGTTTATGTTATTGAAACTAAAAAGAGTTATATTCTTGATGAAATAACTCCTGTTACTAATGCAAAGAAATGGCATCTTGAAGCTGATTCTGAAATTGGTTCTAAATTTGTAGAATCTTTTAGTGGTATGTTTCCAAGAGCCATTGCAGAACGTGCTGTTGCTGATGAATTTGGTATTAATATTCAAGATAATTATCTTCGTCGTAATGTTGTAGTTAATTATATGGCTCATATACTTAAACAGTATTTTGAAGATAATGCTGTTCAAATACTTGAAGGTCAAATTACTCCTGAAATGCTTAGTGAATCTGTTAAACAAATGTTTACTGCTTCACAGATTACTAATGCAGCTGATGAAGAAGATTTAACAGTTGTTGATAATCTTCTTAAATTTGCAGATAAAGACTATAATACAAATGATTATAGTGGAAAGGCTCGTAAATATCTTCGTAAGAATATGATTAGTGGTGTTAATACTCTTACTCAAGATATGATTAACGAGCCTAATACTATTTATATACTTCAATATGATTATTGTTTAGCTGGACAAACTATTGAACTTCCAAATAATAGTATTATTCTTTGGAGAGGTGGTAGATTGTATGATGGTGCTGTTAAATTGAATCAATGTAGACTTCTTAGTAATTATCGTCAAGAAGATATGTTTGATAAAGAATCTATATCTCTTGATGGAAATTGGGCTGTTGGTCAAATACTTTATCATCCTCTTGATTTAGGCGAAGATAATAAACAAGTTGAAATTGTTGGTTGGGGTGGTACTTATACTAATGATTTTTATTGGTTTTGGGATGGTGAAAAATGGGTAAGTATGGGTTTTGATTTATCTGTATATCTTACTCGTGCTGAATTTGAAGCTTTCTTAGAGAAGTTAAGAGAAGAAATGGAAAAGTTCTATGCTTGGCTTCTTGAAGAACTTAGAAAGATTAATGAACATCTTGAACTTCATGACCAACAGATAAGTAATCTTCAACAAGAAGTTTCTAATATTAATACTAGAATAGATAATCTTATTACTAAATATAACGCTAAATTTACTGATATTTATAATAAGATTGGAGATTTAAATAGTAGTGTAGAAGGTAGTATTAATAATCTAGAACAATATATTAATAATAAGATTGAAGAGATTCTTAATAAGATAGACCAAAGTGGTGGTAACATAAGTAATGAGTATAAACAATATTTTGAAGATAATTATGTTTCTATGTTTAAGAACATGATTAAAGCTGGTACTAATATTACTTTTGTTGAAAACTCTGATGGTACTATTACTATTAATAGTATAGGTGGTGGTTCTGGCGGCGGTGGATTAACCGAACAAGAAGTAAGAGATATTGTTAATTCTATGCTTAATAATTATTATACTAAGTCTGAAATTAATGATATCATTGCTGGTATTGAAGGCGGTGGAGGAAGTGGTGGAGATGGCACTCATAATGTTATGTCTACAACTCAACTTGGCGAAGCTAGAACAGGTAAGTATCTTATTATGAATAAATTTGCAGAAAGTGAAACTAAACCTAGTAGACTTGATGTAGATTTTAATTCTCTTTATACTGATATTAAAAATAAATTAGTTGGAGAAGGATTTGGATCAGGTGGTGGAAGTGGAGAAGGTGGCGGTGTTGCTGCTAGTCAAATTCAAGCTTGGATTGCTGCCGTTGTTCCTATTGGTTCTATTATGCTTTGGGATACTTCAACTCCTCCTAATGGTTGGGAAGTTTATACCGCTGCACAAGGGCGTTTTTGTTATGGGTTATATACCTAACGGTATTAATATTTATAATAATCCTAAACAAGGAAATCTTAATTGGAAAACAGTTCTTGAAAATATTAAAGATACATATGACCCTGCTGCTCCGGGTCGTAATATAAGTGCATATGCATTTTATATTGGTGGTACTGATTTGCCTCTACATCAACATGCTGTTGCTGTTGGTAAAACTAAATCTGGTGATAATAACCATCAAGTTATAGCACCTAGTAACTGGAGATTTATATCAGGTGATTTAGCTGGTGATGTTAAAAATGGTTGGCCTTATGGTACTGATAGAAATAGACTTGATAATCTTGGTATTAATCGTTCTACTAATTGGTATATGACTGGACCTAATATTAGTAATAATGGTGAAATGACTTGGAGTCAAATAAGTGGTAATAGATGGACAGGTGATTATCTTGCTATTAATAAACTTATGCCTACTATTGCTTTACATTATATTAAACGTGTTTCTAATCCGTGGTAATTATGGCTGAAGAAGAAAATGTTTTTGTTGGTACTAATTGTCAATCTTTTGACCCTAGTAAAGTTCAATGTGATAAAGAGGCAATATGCCAATCATATACTAGATAAGTATTGTGAAGAAAATGATACTAGATATAATATATATCCTTTAACTGTTATACAAGCTGTATTTGATGGTTTAACTGGTACTAGACTTGATAGAATACTTGCTGCTTGTAATAGTATTTATTTAACTTGGGAAGGTACTTTTGCTGATACTGTTAATAAACTTGATAAAATTTATCGTCGTAAAGGATATATTATTACTTATCGTGATGCAACTAATATTAATTGGACACAACGATATAATAGTGATGATATTAGCGATACTGCTTGGACTAATCCAGATAATTGGGAGGGATGGTCTTTTGATACTGTTATTAAAGATTTAGCAGAAGCACTTGAAGAGATATTTACTAATATAGGTGATTATAAAGACTTTCTTGATATTATTACTAGTTTTATTAATGATTTTGTTATTAATGTATTTAATAATATTAATAACTATCCTAAACTAGTTGAAATTATTAAGAATAGTACAGTTGAAAGTTTGCCTATTATTATTAGAGATATATTTAATAATATTAATGAATATCCTGAGCTTAAAGAGATATTTAATCAATATATTAAACAATGGACTGAATCTATCTTTAATAATATTTCTTCTTATCCTGCACTTAATCAATTCATAACTAATGCTATTAATGCTCATGTAGAAACTACTATTGGCAACATATTTAATAATATTGATAATTATCCTGCTATTAAGAATCTTATTATTACTAATACTGTTAATAAAGTAGTTGATATATTTAAGAATATTGGTCAATATCCAGAATTACAAGAAGCTATACAGAATAATATTAATGAACGTGTTGATTATATATTTAATAATATTAATAATTATCCTGAACTTATTGGTATTCTTTCTGATTTAGTTTGTAATTGTGTTAAGAATATATTTGCTAATATTAATAATTATCCGGGTCTTGTTACTTGTATTAATAATGCTGTAAATAGTAGAGTTGATTATATTTTCAATAATATTGATAGATTTCCTATTCTTAAGAATCTTATTGAGAATAAAGTAGAAGCTAGAGTTACGTATATATTTGAACATATTAATAACTTTACTGAACTACTTAATATTATTAAAGGTAATATAGAAAATATCTTTGATAATATTGATAATCATCCTAATCTTAAAGTTGTTATTGAGAATAAGGTTGAATCTACAGTTGAACATATTCTTAGTAATATAGATAATTATCCTATTATTAAAGAGAAGATTATTCAATTCTGTAATGAAGCTATTGAAGCTAAACGTGGTGTAGCAAATGGTATTGCTAGTCTTGATGGGGATGGTAAAGTTCCAGCAAGTCAATTACCAAGTTATGTTGATGATGTTCTTGAAGGATATTATGTTGACGAAACTCATTTTGCTGAAAAGTATATAGAAGATGCTCCTGTATATTATACTCCTGAAAAAGGTAAAATTTATGTTGATATAAGTGAAGATACTAAATATAGTGGTAAAACTTATCGTTGGTCTGGAACTAAATATGCAGTTATATCTGAAACTTTAGCTTTAGGTGAAGTTACAGGTACTGCTTATGATGGTGGTAAAGGTAAGAAAACTACTGATATCGTTAATAGTTTACCTAAATATATTCCTAGTACACAAATTAAATTATCTAGGTCATCTGGTGGAAATATCATAATTGGTTCACATCATTATGAATTTAATAATACAACAAATGTTTATGAAAGTAAACCTTTTAATGATGGTATAACATTTCCTATTGTTAGTAAAACTGAATCTGGAGTTATGTCTGCTGCTGATAAAGTTAAACTTGATGAAACTTTACCTAATCAAATTACTGAACTTTCTAATAATGTTTATACTAAAGAAGAAATTAATAATAAGTTTAATAATGTACCAACAGTAGAAAATACTTATACTAAAGCTGAAGTTGATAAAGCTATTGCTGATGCTATTAAAGCTTTAATTCCTGCCGGTTATGAACTTGTTATTAAAAAGAAAACAACTTAATATTAATCATGGTGGTACTGAATAAGTGCCACCATTTAAAGTTTATAAAGTTATGCAAGATATTAATCAACAATTATATGAAAATAAAAGCACACCTAAAGGATTTATTCCTGTTTATGGTGTGGTTGTTACTGTTCCTACTGAAATATATATTAATGGACAAAAAGATTTTACTTGTGATAAAACTTTTGATGAAGTAAAAGAAATATTATTAAAAGGCGGAAGTATTATTGCTGTTGATAATAACAATAATAGAATTAATTTTGATAGAATTGATATAGGTAATAATAGTATTAGTGCTACGATTACTTATTTTTCTTCTAATGGCGGTGGAATTAATAAAATTGATTTAAGTTGGGATAAAGGTTTAACTAGAGTTGGAGGTGAAGAAACTAAAAGTATTAATACTTTTGTAGCTATAAATAGTAATCAAATTATTAATAGATATAATATTGATACAATAATTAATAAAATACTTGATAATACTGCTGATTCAGAAGTATTAGCTGCTATAAATAATATATTTACTAATTTTGGTAATTTTGTTACTGCTATTTGTAATCCTAATTCTGTATTTTATAATGGTGCTGGAAATTTTAGTCTTAGATATAGTGGAGATGTAGTTGTAATAGTATGGAATGCAGATACATATATAGGGCATATTACTATTAACAATAAAGGTGCTTATACTTATAATACTATTCAGATAGTTGACCAAACTCTTTATAGATTATCTAAACTTACTATTGACCCAATAGTTAATCCTAAAATATGGGTTGGTACTGCTACTCAATATGCAGCTATTGCACAAAAAGATAATAATACTACTTATATAGTTAAATCGGATGCTTAAATTATGGCTATATATCAAGGAGATATTAGAATACATGATATTAAACTTGGTAGTATAGATGTATTTGAAATATATCAAGGTTCTAAACTTGTTTATCCTGAGAATACTGAAGTTACTGTTACGTTTAAATTGAATGTTTCCGGAACTGTTACTATTAATGGTTATACTCCTGTTATAAGTGAAAACAATACTAAATTTGTATTTACTATTCCTATTAAAACTGATTATACTGCTAATATTACTGCTGAACATTATAAATCTCAAACTATTAGTGGTAACAGTGGTTATTTACCTATAACTCATAATGTAGAATTAGAATGGGAACAAAGATTTATTTCTTATACTGTTACTTTTCCTACTGATGGAGTTAAAGTTTTATTTGATGGAATAGAAAAAGGAGTTATAACTAATGGTAAGTTAGTTGTATTAATTGATGATACAGAAGCTAAAGATAGTTATACTGTTACATTTAAAGGTAGTAAAACTAGTATATATGATACTAGTACATTAACAGTAGTTAATAGTAGTATAGCTAATACTGGTGGTGTTTATGATTTAAAACTTCCTACTAGTTCTGTTAAGAGTGGATATAAGAGAACTGACTATGCATCCTCCACGGGGAGTATAACCAAAGGTTCTACTTATGCTGGAACTTGGATTGAAACTGTTGTTAATCTTACTGCTAGTTTTACTAGTTCTACTACTTTAGGTAGTATAAGTAATAATGTATTAACTATACCTAATAATGAATCTACTAATACTAAAAGTGGTACTTTAAGTGTTATATTTACTTTAGAAAATAAACAAACTAAAGAAGTTAGTGCAGCTTTAAATCAAGCTGCTGGTGCTAAAGTTTATACTGATTGGGTATTAGATTTACAAACTGATGGAACTAGTGTTGAAGCTAAAGGCGGTACTAGAACTATTACTGCTAATGTTGCCCGTAGAACTTATAAATGGAATAACACTGGTACTGTTTATAGTGAAACTGCTACTCCTACTCTTAGTATTAGTGGTAGTGCTAGTCTTAGTGGAAATCAAATAAAATTTACATCAAATGAGAGCGTTTCAGCCCGTTCAGCGACACTTACAGCTAGTTATGTAGGATTGTCCAAAACGATTACGATAACGCAACAGGCAGGCGCGAAAGTATATTCAGCGTGGTCTGCTTGGGCTGTTTCTATTTCGGCAAGCACGCAAACGATAGCTGCAAGTGGTGGTTCATCTACGATAACTACTAATGCTAGTCGTTCTCGTACTTGGACTTGGAATGGAGTTGGTACTACACATACTGATACTGAAACTGCTACACCTACACTTAGTGGTAGTGCTGGTGGATTTACTTTAAGTGGTAAAACTGTTACTGCTAGTAACAATACTACAACAAATAGTCGTAGTATAACTATTACTGCTACTAGCAATAGTGTTTCTAAGTCTATTACTATAACACAATCTGCTGGTGCTAAAGTTTATAGTAATTGGTCTAGTTGGACTGTTAATATTAGTGCTGATAAAACTAGTATTGGAGCAACAGGTGGAACAGCTACTATATCAACTAGTGCTAGTAGAACTAGAAGTTATACATGGAATGGCGTTGCCGGTTCTGGTGGTACAGAAACTGGAAACGGTTCTCCAACATTAAGTAAAGTTAGCGGAAGTGGTAGTTGGACTAGTCCTAAAGTTACTTATGGAAATAATACTAGTACTAGTAGTAAATCAACCGTTATTCGTGCTACTATTGATTCTACTACTAAAGATATAACTATTAGTCAATCTGCTGGAGCTAAACAATATAGTGCTTGGTCTGCATGGACAGTTAATATTTCTAATAGTGGAAATGTTGCTGCTAGTGGTGGTAGCTCAAATATAACTACTTCTGCAAGTAGGACAAGAACTTGGACGTGGAACGGAGTTAGTGGAAGTGGTGGAACTGAAACAGGAACTGGAACACCTACTCTTAGTAAAGTTAGTGGAGCTGGTTCTTTTGCTAGTAATAAAGTAAATTATGATAATAATACTTCTACAAGTGCTAGAAGTACAGTTATTAGAGCTACAATGGATTCTGTAACTAAAGATACTACTGTAACTCAAAATGCTGGTGCTAAAACTTATAGTAGTTGGGGAGCATGGTCTATTAGTTTAAGTGCTAATGTAACAACTATCGCTGCTGCTGGTGGAAATGCTATATTATCTACTTCTGCTACTAGAAGTCGTACTTGGCAATGGAATGGTACAGGAACAACTTATACTGAAAATGCTAGTGGTTCTCCAACATTAAGTAAAGTTAATGGTGCTGCTTCTTTAAGTGGTTCTACTGTTAGTTATGGTAATAATACTTCTACTAGTTCCCGTAGTTCTGTATTTAGAGCAACTATTGATAGTGTAACTAAAGATATAACTATTAATCAATCTGCTGGTAGTAAATCGTATGGAAGTTGGTCTAGTTGGTCTGTATATTGTAATGCTAGTAGTTATACTGTTGCAGCATCAGGCGGTTCTGTTACTATTTATTATGGTGCTTCTCGTTCTCGTACTTGGACTTGGAATGGCGTTGCAGGTTCAGGTGGAACTGAAACAGAAAATGCTACACCAAGTCTTAGTGCAGGAAGTGGTGGTGGAACTTTAAGTGGTAGTACTTTAAGTTATAGTAATAATACTAGTACAAGTGTTAGAAGAACTAGAGTTACTGCAAATTATAATGGTGCTATTAATTTTTGCGATATTGAACAAAGAGCAGGTAGTAAAGTTTATGGTAGTTGGTCTGGATGGTCAGTAAGTATTTCTGCTAGTCCTACTAATATTGCTGCTGCTGGAGGTAGTTCTACTATTACTTGTAGTGCTGTTCGTAGTAGACAATATACTTGGAATGGGGTTGGACAGAATTTTCCTGAAACTGAAAATGGTAGTCCTACATTAAGTAAATCTGGAGATGGTACATTAAATGGTACTACTAGTGGTAGTAAACTTACTTATGGTAATAGAACTACTACAACAAGTAGAAGTACAACTGTTACTGCAACTTATAGTGGAGTTGGTAAATCAATTAATGTTACACAATCTGCTGGTTCTAGATCTTATGGCGCTAAAGTATATCATACTAAGTATTATGGTACTAATCCTGATGGAAGTGGGTTAGATTTTACAGGTTATCCTTATACTAATGAAATTGATACAGTTGCTGATGCTAATCCTATATCTATAAGTGTTTATTATAGATTATATACAACTCAACCTTGGACTTGGAATGGTGTTGCAGGTTCTGGTGGTACTAGTACTGTATATTATAATCCGGATGATGTAAATGTAACAAATAAAGTTAATTGTGATGTATCTGTTGCAAATGCCTTTAGTTATGCTAGCATGATTATAATAACATTTAAACTTTCTGCAAATAATTCTGATACAGCAAGAGAATATAAAATTGAATGGAATTGGTTAAATCATAATATTATTACAAAAGGAACACAAAGAGCAAAATCCCATGCGTGGTAGACTTGTTATTAAAAATGATTATTTTACTAGTCAAAATATTGCATTACCTATTTATTTAGATAGTGAAAAATGTGATTTAATATATACAGGAGAAGCAAGTTATAATGATATTAAGAAAACTCCTATTGGTGTTTATGTATATATTCCTACTAATATTTCTATAATAAACGCTGGTAAATTGCAATTTTGGTTTGAAAATAAAGATGGTGGTGGCAGTAAATATACTTGTACTTTAAGTAGTGTTAGTACACCTTCAAATAATGTTTCTGTATCTAATAGTAATAATATTATTAGTGTTACTGCTAATACAACTACTTCTTCATTTACTATATTATGCCAATTTACTATGACTTCTAATAGTACAGTATTTAATGTAAGAGTTTTAATTGAACCATGATGAAAATACTATTTAATATAAAAATATTACTAATGCTTATATTGTTTATTTACTTATTAAAGTTATTTAAATTAATCACATAATTATGAACAATAAACAACTATATGAAAAACTAGTCAGAATAGTTATGATAAAGTATTTCCTATTACTTATCTTCAAAATATTCTTGACAAAGATACAAACAATGATTTAACTGTTGTTCTTTCTAGGTTTAATCATTTATGGATTCCATATCAAGGAACTAGAGTTAATACTCGTAAAGCTGTTCCTGCTATTTTTAGACGTAATAGTCTTACTATTAGCTATTATGACGCTGAACATAATCTTTCTGTAACTGAAAGTTATATAGGTAGTAATCTACAAGCTGGTGTTGAAACTAGTTGGGTTTCTAATGATAATTGGACAAAAATTCTTAGTGAGAAGTATCTTGAAGAGAATGGTGCTAAGATTCCAATTGCTGATGGAACTATTGATTGGGATATGCTTAATGAAGCTCTTAAACAAATGATTGCAGGAAATGGTAAAGTTAATATTATTAATTATCCCGATGAAGAAGATATTACTATAAGATTAAGTCCTGGTTGTTGTAATGTTAATCGTCTTAGTCTTAAAGATAGACTTATGAGCCTGAATATAAAAGTGGTAAAGGATATAAAATAATTCGCAAGGTCTTACTCCCCGTGGAGGATGATGCTAGTAATGCAGAACAGCTTTTATTTGATGGTTTTCTTGATGATACTTATTGTGAACACTATGGTCAAATAATTCTTAATACTGATAAGTATGAAGTTATTAGAACAGATTTAGGTAATACTGCTGGTATTTATTATGATACTTATCATAAATTATTTGTTCTTAGAGTTAAGACTATTAATGATGGAGTTGGATTTTATAATTATTATACTAGATGGACTATTGTAGAACCTACTGATAGAGTTCATCCTCTACGGGGGGTCAACACTGCTGACTATGGAAATAGTGAAGATTATAATATTTATAATACTTGTCTTTCTGATGAACGTCCAAGACTTGGTATTATATATGTTAATTCAGTAGATAATATTAAATATTATTTTAATGAAGAAAATCTAGTTCAAGTTAAGAATAATATTTATCTTAATTATAAAGCTGTTCTTACTCAAGATATGGTTAACGAAGAAAATACTCGTTATATTATTCGTTATGCTTTTGATTTAAGTGGTAAAACTATTACAATGCCTACTGGATGTGAACTTGTATTTGAAGGTGGTATTATTGAAAATGGTACTATTGATTTAAATAAATGTAAACTTACAGGTATGTTGGTGAAGAGTCTGAATATCTTCCTAATGTAACTTGTAGTAATTGGGCTAAAGGTCAGATTGAATATCGTAATGGAAAGATTTGTTATTGGAATGGTACTGAATGGAGAGTAATGGGAGATACTTCTTCATTTGATAGTTATACTAAACAAGAAATTAATAATTTACTTAAAAATTATTATACTAAGTCTGAAACTTATAATAAAGAAGAAGTTAATAATTTACTTAATGGATATGTTACTAATAATACGTTTAATAACTTTAAAAAAGAAATAAATCAAACTATTACTAATAGTGTTAATCTTGATAAGATTCAAAAAGCTATTAATGATGGATGTGGAGTTAATATGACTATGCCTAGTGCGAATAGTAATAAACTTAGTCTTCCAATTTGGACAGGAACTGCTACCCAATATGCAACTATTACCCCAGTTGCTGGAATGACTTATAATATTATTGATGAATAATGAGTTTAACTCTTGGACGTCAAGGAGGAATTGCTCAATCTCTTAAGAAGCGTACAGTAGGTCAAACTAATATTGCTCATGTTTATGATGGTGCTAATCATATTTGGCCTACTTCTGTTATTCATTTTAGTGATTTTACTAGTGTCCAACTTAGATATATTTGGGGTAGTGATGATGGTCGAGATTTGGACACTAAATCATATTATGTTAATTCTCCTATTAATGGCTTAAACTATGTAGCTGTTGGTTGGTCTTGGAATTTAAGTCAAATTCCTTATCTATATTGGGGTGGTGATAATACTAACTCAGGTGCTGAATGTGTTATGTTTAATATTGAATCTATGATTGACCTTGAAGATAAAATGCCTGATATAATGAAAATGAATCTTTGTGCTAATTGGTTTGGAAGTTTGAGTAGAGGTCATGTTACTGTTGAATGTACTGCTTATAAAGGTGGAGTTATTGTTCATGCTTGGCAATTAATAAATAATGAAATTGATGTTGATAATAGAGGAATGTTTATTTTTCCTTTGGCTGATGGAACTATTAATATGCCTGATGGACATGGTGGTTATAAAGAATGTTGGTATGGTGAAGTTGTTAAAAGACTTTCAAAAACTAATAATGAAATAAAATATTTTAGAGTTAATCCTGTTAATGATAAAGTTATTGGTTTAGATGATATTAAAATAATTCGTCATGGTGGTGGACTTGTTCATGACAATGGTTATTGTTGGTATGAAAATAAACCTAATGATAAATATAAAGTTTGGAATAATCAAGTCAATACAACTGGTACACCTATAACTCTTGATAAGCCAACTCTTAATATAACTAGCGATGATAATTATAGTTATGAATATCATACAGTTTTGCTAAATGAAGATAACACTGTTTATAATGATAATTATACTGATAACTATAAATTTAGATTTGGTTTTGTTGCAGGTAATTCTGAATTTAGAGGACAACAAACTATTCAATGTTATGTAGGTACACAAGGTGGTAAAGCTGATGATGGTAAGACTTCAATAGGTGAAATAAAATATACTAAACTTAACAAAATTGGTGAATTGACAATATATAGTCCTATTGAAAGTTAAAATAATGTTAATGACCAAGCAAAGATAACGGTTTAAGTGTTATAGATTATGTAGTTCAAACTACAAGTATTAATCTATTTTTTTAACTTAAACCTTAATTTATTATGCAAGTAATTGAAAAAGTGAAAGTTGTTCCAGAGGGCTATAATGGTGCTGGAATGAATTATGACGGTTGTAATCGTCGTGATGTAAACGGTAAAGCTAATGCAGGTTTAACTCTTGGTATTATCGGTACTGCACTTGGTGCTTGGGCTTTGTTTGGTAATCGTCGTTCTAGTGTATTAGGTGGTGCTGGTGGTGGAATGTTAGGAGATGGTTCTACTAACATTAATGTTCTTGGTGCTACTGCTGGTAGTGGAAGCGGTGCTCCTACTGCTTTTCAAGCATGGGAAAAATCTTGTGAAGATACTTTAGCTCTTCAAGGTGGTCTTTATCAATGGGCTTTGACTCAACAGAATCAACGCTTTGAAGATAGAGAACGTCTTAATAGTGAATTGTTTGGTGTTTATATTGATGGACGTAATCGTACTGATGCTCTTATTGAGAAAAATAACACTGACCATTTTAATCTTTAGTTCCCTTTTTTATTTATCTAAATTTTAGTATGGACAAATTTATTGATGTAATTGTAGATGGAATCCTTAGTAATTTTGATTTTGGATTTATGTTTATTGTTAATGTTCTAACTTATATTATTATTAAAGTTATTGATTACTTTAACGGCGATAATAAAGTTCCTACTTGGCAGAAACGATGTGTATTAGTAATAAGTATTTTTACTATGGCTATGATTTATATTGCATCTGGATATGATAATACTATTATGCTTGTTAATAGTGCTATACTTGCTCCTGTGTTTTGGAGTTGGGTTGTTAGTCCTATTCTAAAGAAACTTGGAGTTGGCTATAAAGATATTGATAATACTATTGGTTAAGATTGTATAAGATTGATTAGCTAGGTTTGATTGACTAATTCAAGCCCGCTATATCCTCTACGGGGAGTATAGCTTGCCGAATTTGGCTAGTTTTAAACCTAGCTGATTAACTGTACATGATTTAATGAAAGTCTTGTTATGAGCCTAAAAAGTGACTCTATGAACGTACATAAATATTTACAATATTAAATTTTAAAATAGTAAAGTTATGAGAGTTATTAAGACTAAACATTTTCCTTTTAATGGTTATAAAGCTATTAATCTTTTTGGTATTATATTTACTAAAGGTGAATTAAGTAACAAAGAACTTAATCATGAAGCTATTCATACAGAACAAATGAAAGAGATGTTATATATCTTTTTCTATATATGGTATGGTATTGAATATCTTATTATAAGACTATTTCATATTAAACAACATGATGCTTATAAAGATGTAAGTTTTGAAGAAGAAGCTCATATTAATGATGATAATCTTAATTATATTAGTAAACGTAAACATTATACTTGGACTAAATATCTAGGTATTAATAGTTCTAAAACTGCTTAATTAAAAAAATGTTAATAATATTGTTAAACTACTTGTTATTAATAATATAATTTATATTTGTAACAAACTAAATTCTAAAGATATGGAAGATGATAAAAGAGTTAATTATAAGTTAGATGCTATTAATAAACTTATTAATAATCTTAAACTTAGTATTTCTGGTAATAAAGAACATGATGAGCTTGGAGAAAATAATGTTATAGTTAATCTTGATGAGATTAGTCAAAAGATTACTGAATTACATCAAATGGTTAAAGCTGAATTTGATGAATTTGAAAATCAACATAAAAGTGAATCAGATGAAACTCAAACTCTTCTTACTGAAAAATTTGATTTAGTTCATTCTGATTTAGCTACTATTAGTGATAAACTTACTACTATTGATACAAATATAAAGAATATGAGTAGTGCATTACAAGGTAAGTTTAATACTTTAATTGCTGCCGTTAATGATATGAAAACTAGTAATGATACTAAGAACGATGCTATAATTGCTGCTCTTCAAGGACTTGTAACTAAAGTTAATCAAAATACTAATAATATTAATTCTCTTGATGGTCGAGTTGATGTTCTAGAACAAGCTTAATATGAATTTTAATTTAGTAGAAATGTATAATGGCTTATTAAGATTTAATAAGCATATACTAAATGAACTTGCAGAAGGACTTAAACATTTACCTAATTTAGATGGAGTATCTAAAGGAGATAGTTTAATTATTAATGAACAAGGTAATCCAGCTTGGGGTTCTGCTGCATTTATTCCTACTTTTGAAAATGCTGCGTATGGTATTGAATGGACTAAAGATGACAATGATATAATCAGAATTGGTAATGCTAAATTTCATAGAGAACTTCCTATTCAAAATAGACTTAAAGGTTGTGTCTATAATGAAAAGAAAATAAGTTATTTCCTTAATCCTACGGGTTGGGCTAAACCTCTTGAAAATGGTCTTATTCCTCCTCTTGATGGAAGTGATGGCGATGTTGGGATAAGAGTTCCAGAATTTTATATATGTGTTAAAGATACTGGTACTAAATATCAACTTTGGATAAGTGATTTTAATATTGATGGAACATTTACTAGAGTTCATCCTTTTATTATAAGTCATACCAAAACTATGACTAGAACTAGAGAAGATGGTAAAGAAGAAGTATTTAGTGCTTGTATTAAACATGATGATACTAGATATTTAGGAGGAAATAAAAGTTCTTCTGTTGTTGCTACTAAATTACAAGGTAGACCTAGAACTGAAATTAATTATGATAAAGCTAATGAGTTTTGTGCTAATCGTGGCGATTGGATTACAATGATTGATTATCTTGAATATTGTGCTTTACAAGCTCTTTGTTATATTGAGTATGCTAATTTTGATAATCAAGCTGCATTAAATACTAATTTAACTAGTGATGGATTTAAACAAGGAGGACTTGGTGCTGGTGTTACAAATTTAAATTGGGATAGATGGACAGCTTTTAATGGTAATAATCCTATTGTACAAACTTATTGGACTGCTGAACATAATATTGGTAATGGTAGTACAAATGGTGACCATTATGAACTAGGAAATTATAATACAGATGGTAGTAATCTTAATACTTATCCTGCTGTTTATCGTGGTATTCTAAACTTTTTTGGTGATATATGGACATTTATTAGAGATGTAGTTATTGTAAATCGCAATGCAAATTATAATAGTGTTTATCTTCTTAAAAAAGGTGTTAATTATGCCGATATTACAATAGATAATATTCAAGATAAATGTTATTTTATAGGTGACCAAGCTAATAGTAATAATTTTATTACTGAATTTGATTTTAGATTTGGTCCTTATTTTATTCCTAATAAAGTTGGAACTAATAAAAAAGCTGATTATAATTGGATAAGAGGTAATGGACAAGATACAGATAAAGCTGTTCGTGGGCTTCTGCTTGGCGGTCGCGCTGCTAACGGTTCTTGGGCTGGCTCTGGTGGCTTTGGTTCTGGTTGGGTTCGGTCGGATTCTGGTGCTAATGTCGGCTTCTTTACCACAGTTAAGCTTGATTAAATAAGTCCACGTGGAACTGTTGCTAGAAGTAGTTGGTTAATTAATTTGTTTTCTGTTTTTGTATTTCTCGATACTACTCCTGCAACAGTTTATTATAATAATATTAAAGGTTATATTTCTTAAGATGATTGACATTTAGATACAGTGCTTCTGCTTAGCAGTAACGCTAATAACAGTTCTAAAGCTAGCTCTAGTAACTTTAATTCTAATTGAGTTCAGTCAGATTCTAATGCTAATGTCGGCTTCTTTTATATAATTCCTGAAACTAATACATATAAGATTAATATAAATATTATTTTGGGAAGTATAACCTTACCTCTTGGTAAAAGATAACGTTATTTAGAAACTAAAAGTGTTGGTAGTGATATTTACGAAGGCTCTTATATAAATTATATAAATATGAAAAGATATAATGGTTTACATGATAAACTATGTACTATTGAAAATATTGAAGTTGCTGATGATAATGCAAGAAAGAATAAAATAAGAAATATGGTATTAATAAACATGATAAAAATAGACAATATGAAAATGAAGATTTAGTAGATAAACTATTTAATCTTAAATATAAAACTTCTAAATATAGTCTATATAAAATATATGAACCAAAAGAACGTATTATTTATAAGCTTCCTTATTATCCGGATAGAATTGCTCATCATGCTATAATGAATGTTGTAAAATATATTTGGACAAAAAGTTTTATTCATAATACATATAGTTGTATTGAAGGTAGAGGTATTCATCTTTGTGCAAATAATCTTAAAAGAGATTTAAGGAAATATCCTAATGAAACTAAATATTGTCTTAAATTAGATATTAGGAAATTTTATCCTAGTATTCCTCATAATGGTCTTAAGAAATGTATTAGAAAGAAGATTAAAGATAAAGATTTTTTAATGATTCTTGATGAAATTATTGATTCTACTGATAATGTTCGTGATGTTTCTTCTAAATTAACTAATAAAATTGGAATTGGAGTTCCTATTGGTAATTATTTATCTCAATACTTTGCTAATCTTTATCTTAGCGAACTTGACCATTTATGTAAAGAAGAACTTAAATGTAAATTCTATTATCGTTATGCTGATGATATAGTTATTCTAAGTGATGATAAAGATTTTCTTCATAAAGTTCTTATTTATATTAAGTTATATGTTCATACTATTGGATTGAAAGTTAAAGATAATTATCAAATATATCCTGTTGATAGTAGAGGAATTAATTTTGTTGGTTATGTATTTTATCATACTCATACTCTAATTAGAAAATCTATTAAATATAAAATTATAAGACTAGTAAATAGTTATTTAAATAGAGAAATTGATAAAAAAGAATTTAAAGTTAGAATGTGTGCTTATTATGGATGGCTTAAACACGCTGATGCTAAAAATCTTCTTTATAAAATTCAAAGTCTTACAGGTGTTAGATATTCTAATTGGAATGGTAAAAGAACTAATATTGCTAAATATTATGGTAAATACGTTAGAATAATTCAAGTTATTAATTATGCTAAGTATTTTAGAATTAATTTTATTAGAAATGGCAAAGCTTATTATGCTGATAGTAGAGATAAAACTCTATTTTATTCTATACATAGACTTAATCATTTTCCTATTAATTTTAAAATTACTAAATATGATTGGCGTATTTATATTAAAAGTAAAAAAGAAAAAGTTAAACCTCAAACATAATATATTATGACTAAAGATAAACTTAAAAATGATATTATTAGAACTATATGCTGTTTAAATAGTGATATATCTAATAAAGATAGAAACTTATTAATTGAATTATTAAATTCTATTGTTGATTATACTAATAATACTGAACTTGAACAAAAAGTTAAAGTTATAGAACAAAAGCATAATGAATTAGTTGATACAGTTAATGAACTTAAAGCTAAAGTTGAAACATATTCTGATAAGATTAATGAGCTTGAAGAAAGAGTTCATCAATTAGAAAACGCAAGTCAATCTTAACATGGCTAGTCTTAATCAATTAGTTAGTGAATTTGCTCATGCTGTTGGCAATCCTAATAGTATTCCTCTTAGACGTAATCTTCGATATGCTATTCTTCATGGTCGTAATGAACTAATTCGTAAAAGTTATGAAAATCATAAATATGTTGATAAAGGTATTCAGCAACGTATTCGTGTTTCTATTATTAATATTCCTGATGGTGACTTATATAATAGTCAAACTCTTGGGCTTCCTGCGATTAAACGTACTAAACAAGAAGTTCCAAAGCCAGTTAGACTTATTAATAACTTACCTTTCCAATCAATTAGAACTACCGGACATACTGGGATAGAAATACCATTTGCAAAAGAAGCTAGTGCTAAATTTTATCATTATCTTGCAGGTATGTGTAATCTTCCTGTTTATGATTATATTAATGGTTATATTTATTTCTTTAGTAATAATAAAGATTGGTTTCAAAATATAGGTTCTATTATTATTGAATCTCCATTTGAAATTCCTTATCTTGTTCCTACCGAAACTGTTGAAAAAGCTAAAGATGTAAATTATGACCCTATTGATGATGAAGCTAAATACGATGATGACGAATTTCTTATTCCTGAAGATATGATTGGAGCTCTTAAAGAGATTGTATTTAAACGTAATCTTGTTGAAGTTCCTCGTCAAACAAATGAAACTCCTATTGATAATTTTGTAACTAGATAAATTATGATTAAAGATATAGATATTAGTCATTATTATAAAAAGTTTATTGAAACTTCTAATGACGATATGGCAAAATACAATAAAGAACTTGAAGTTATAAATAAGATGAAAGCCGATTGTCGTGCTTATATTAAAAGTAAAAATCAAGTTATTAAAGATGATTTAAAAATTAATCTTAATGAATATGGGTTTCAATTTCTTAATGATAATGTTGAATTAATTAATAAGTTAGAACAATTAATTAATAATCAACTTAGTTATACAGTTGGAGAAAAACGTATTGTTCTTCTCCAACTTTTGCGTTATTGTAACTTAGCTAAAAAAGCAAATGATTATATTATTGCTCTTAAACTTGCTACAAGACGTTCTGAATTAAGTCTTACTGATTATAAGAAATACATTCATAGATATTATAGTTATGGTGTTCATAAATGTGTTCTTGAAGGCTACGCTTATCATTTTAAATATGAGATTGGTGATTTAGTTATTAATTTCTGGAGATATAGAGATAAACCTAGAGATACTTATGTTGATTGGAACGCTACTAGACTTAAAAAACAAGAAATTATTGATGCTGGTCTTAAACCTTATGATAAAGAAGAAGCAGAAATATATAAAATTCGTGGACTTAAATATGATGGTATTCCTTATGTAGTTTATAAAACTAATAAAGAGTTTTATGAAATACAACTTATTAATAATGGAACTCATAGTTATAGTGCTATTAAATTTAAGTATGCTAATTATATTAATAGAGAGCTTCGTGGTAAAGATGCTAAACAACTTAATTCTGAATGTAAAACTGTTGATGATATTTTTAATCTTAAACTAGGATTAAGAAGTAAACTTCTTGTTTATCTTGAACGAGAACCTAATGCTCCATTTAAATATATTAGAAATGTTAATCAACAAAAGTATGAACGTGGAGCACATAATAATGGTAATAAAACTAGATATAGTGATAAATAAAGTTATGCAGTTGAACGTTCCGCTGCGCTCCACTCAACTCCCCGTGGAGGATGGAGATATATTTTGAACTAATTCTAGCTAATGCTAATCCTATCAATCCTCCACGGGGAGTATCCACTAATGATTTTACTAATCTTTTTAATGCTTAACTTATTAATATTGCTATTGTACCTATATATATAAGATAGGGTTAACATTTATTAATCGCTGATACTCAACAAGTTAGAAGAAAAAATAAAAAAAAGTTACGCCACCCATGGCGTGTTTAACACTTATTTTAACTAAAATATCGCCACCGAAGGCGAATTTTCGTTATATTGATAAAGTTGTTAATCATTAAACAAATAAAGTTATGCCTGAATTTAATTTTAAAAGTCCTATTATTACTCGTAAAGTTCGTGAAACTGAACTTATTCTTGAAGAAGTAATTCCTAGTCCATTTTTTATTGAAAAAGAACTTAAAGATATTAATATTGTTGAAGCTGAAGCTGCTAGAATAAAAATTATTCAAAGTTTTTATGAACGTAGAGGATATGCTCAAATAAGTACCGACTTACTAAATTATATTACTAATAACTCAAAAAGTGTAGTTATTGTTAAACTAATTTGTTATATTGCTAAAACTATTAAGTTTAATTCTAATAAAATTATACTTAAAGAAAATGATGAAACTAAAAAGATTTGTTCATTTATTCATTTTCATAGATATATTAAAGAACTTGAAGCTAATAATATAATTCGTAGAACTACCAAACAGTCTGTTTATGTTGTTAATCATGAAATGATATTTAAAGGTAGTTATTCTGATTTTATTAAAGTTTATCTTGACATATATAAAGAAGTTGGTATTATGCTTGATGCTGATGGTAGAGTTATTCTTGATAAATCTATAAATTATGGCAAACAATAAAACTATTACAATAGAACATATTATTGCTAAACTCGATAATGATTTCAATCCAGATAATAGTGATTGGATTCCTAGAGTTCCTGCTTGGTGTGTTGATGCTATGAATGAACTTAAAGTTCTTCGTAAAGTTGATAAGAAAATGAAACTAACCTCATTAATAAGATAGCTAAAAGTAAATGTTGTCTTATTGATGACGGTCTTAAAGTATATGATAGTAATGGTTGTGAAGTACCTAGAGCTGATACTAGTAAATATAGATGTGGTGATACTGAATCTACTCCATCCTCTACGGGGGGTCAAGCGGAGGACGAAAGTCCGAAGCGTGCTACTAATAAAGACTATCTTGGTATGCCTGATGATTGTTGTCCTAATGGTTCTAGAACTAGAGAAGTTATTGATACTGGTAAAGTAGGATGTAATCCTGTTGTTTATACAATTCATAATAATACTGAATGTCCAAGATGTCAGCATGAAGTTCATTCTCATTGTCAGACTCCCCGTGGAGGATATGATAAGTCAAATCATAATTATATTCTTATTGGAGGTAATACTATTGAACTTAATTTTAATGATACTTGTATAACAGTTGTTTATAAAGATATTGAAACTCAATATAGTGATAATTATCATTGTGAGATTCCTGTTATACCTGCTAACGGTAAATTAATTCAAGGTCTTACTTATTATTGTATGGCTCGTATGCTTATGAGAGGATATAAACATCCTGTGTTTAATCTTTCTGCTAGTCAATATGGAACTAATCCTTTCTATCTATGGGAAAGTATGAAGAAAGATATTAAGACTAGTATTCTATTAGATGAACAAAGTGATGATGATAGTGGTTGGAATGAGTTCTTTTATAACTTTACTTTTCCTAAATAATTATGAATATACAAAAGAAACTTAATCTTAATAAACATCCCGGCGATTGTGTACCTTATTCATTAGTTGCTGCTAAGAACGTTAAAGTAAGTAATGATGGAAGGATGATTGTTAATGAAGAAGGACTTGAAGATTGTAAAGTAATTGCTAATGCTATTCATGAAGATGGTATTAATAATTTTAAAATAGTTGGTGTTATTCCAACTAGTACTGAACTTATTTTATTTATTGTTAATACTGATTCTAATGAATCTTATATTTATAGATATAATGAACAAGCTGATAATTGTTATAGAGTAAATAGTAATTGGAAATATAATGGTGGAAAGATTAAAGGAACATATACTTATAATGTTAAAAATCATCTTATTATAGCTATTGCTGAAAGTGATGCTTCTGTTGATGTTCCTCTTAAAACTATTAATATTGATTTAGATTCTGATTGTCCTGATTCTGAAATGTCTGTTATTCCACAAGTAACTTTACCCACTATTAGTGGTCTAAATTATGTTAGTGGAGGTGCTTATAAAGGTTTTTATTTTCTATTTATTAGATATAAGATAGATAAAACTAATTATACTAAATGGTATAGTATTGGATTTCCTATTTTTAATGATGTTATAATTCCACAAGTTATTAATAAAGTTTGTTTTAGAAAACTAATGTTTATGAACCGAAAGATGAATCAAACGGTTATTGTTATGGTAATACCGATTCATTTAGTGATTCTAAAGATATATGTAATCAAACTTTTGAAATAAATATTAGTGGAGGTCGTTCTGGTCTTTATCAACTTGGTTTTATTGTATGTAAAAAAGATAGTACTCAAGCGTTTAGAACAGATGACTTAAATAATAATATTTTTAAATTTAGTAGAGATGTTCTTGTTGAATATAATGTTGCTGATTTAACTACTGATTATTATAATTATTATAATGTTGGCAATATTATTAATTATAAAAATAGAGTATATATTGCTAATTATAATGAACATACTGATAATGATAATAGGACTTTAAGTAATGATAAAACATTAGAAGAAGCTGTTAAAAATATTACTATAAAACTTCGTAATAAAGCTGTTAATGCTTATTATAATGATTATACCACTGTTAATGCAGTTAGTGAAAAAGGTCCATATTTTAAAATGGCTAGCCTTCAAATTACTGGTACTGCTGATTGGCAAATTAAAGATATTAATAAAGTATTCAATAATAATCAATATCCTTTTCGTACTTTTAGAACTTTATTTAATGATACAGTTATACAAGGTATTGCAGCACATGAATATTTAAAGATTAATTATAATGCTAAAATAAAAGTAGGTAGTAGAGGTAGTCATAATCTTAAAGAATATCTTGCTTGTCATTGTTTTATTATTCCTACAAGTTATAAATATGAAAATAATCAAACTGTTTACACTATGCCAAGTACAGTTAAAATAGCTTGTTATGTTTATAATGGAACTGGATTTACAGAAGATGCTGTATTTACTAGTGGGCAAGTATTATTTGGAGATACTATATTTGATATTGATAATTGTAAAATGAGAATTACTCATTCTACTATTGAACCTAGTTATGATTTTAATGAACGTAAAAAGAACGATACTCTTATTCCGGGAGAAGTATATAACTTTTTTATTCATTTTGTTGATAAATATGGTGATGCTAGTAGAGGATATAAATTGTCAAATAAAGATAAGTATATAAATAATATTGTTAATGATGGTTCTCATTGTACTATAATTACTTTTAATTGTAATAATCAAGATAATGGTAATATTCCATATTGGGCTGTTATTAGTGGAGATATTCCAATATCTAGTATTAGTGCTAATGTTAAAAGATATATTGCTAATCATAAAATTGTAGTTTATACTGCTGAACCTATTAATAATCCTACTACTAATATATTACTTAATAGTTCTGGAGAACTTGAAGCTAGTAATAAAGATGAACTATATACTTTTATATCTAATTATTTTATTGATTATAAAGATAAAGATAAATACAATGATTTATATGTTTATCAAGTTATAAATAGTGGTAGTTATACTCCTTGTAGTAATCAAGTAATAGGTGCTATTGGTGTTGATAATGAAGCTAAGTTTGGTTATTATGAAAATATTAATGGCGATGAACTATTTAGAATACCTGATTTAATATTTGATTCTGAAGTTGTTGGTGGTGAACATACTAGAGATTTTGTGTATAATATGAATAATACTTTTAATAAGTTTTATATTCGTGCTAATATTGATACTACTTTATGGAATCAAATTAAAGAATTAGGTTATGTTGGATGGTTTATTAGTTATGAAAAAGTTGAACCTATTACTAGATATACTGGATTATTAACTAGAAAAGATTATTGTAATATAGCTAGTAATGTTACTTGGCAAGATGGTAGTTGGGGTACTAAACCGGGTTTTGTAGCTAATAATTTTACTAGTGATAAATGTTATCTATATAGTGGTCGATTTGATATTGATGATAGTATTAAATATGATTTTAATATTATTCGTATTGATGGTAAATGTAAATTTGAACCTTATAAAGAGAAACATGATGTAATTGATATGGTAGTTAATACTACTTATCCTTATAGTTATAATATGCCAGTTATAGGTGTAATTAGCAGAAATGAATATAAACCTATTAATAATTATAAATTAGTAGTTGCTGATAGTATTGTTGATAGTAGAGCTGGAAAAGGAACTGCTCTTGAAATGGATGATTATAAGGAATTGCTACTTGACGCTGAAACTATGTTTCTTGCAACAGTTCTTAATTGTACTAAAAATATTTATACTAGCAAAGAAAAAGAACTTGTAAGACTTAACGATGTTTGCTATAATGGTGGAACTTATTCTATTGAACATGGATATAATGGTAGAATGACTTATGATGGCGTTCTTATTTATAATGATAATGGAGTTATAATGAACGAAGGTAATTATAAATTATATACTCCTACTAATAATCAATATTATTATAGTGGTGATGAACCATGTTGGTTTGATATTCCATTTAATGTTTATATTCAATTTCCTCTTTATAGTGATAAATTCTTTGAAAGTAAATGTTTTAATAATGAACCTAGTAAGATAGCTTTTAGTATTAAAGAAGAAACTGATAAAAAAAGTGTTGCTTTTGGTACATTTGTAGAACCTAAGAATAGTGTTGATTTATTTAAAGACCCTATTGGAAATGTTGACCAATATGTTCCTAAACTATTAACTCAATATCGTAATGATATTATTAATATTACTCGTTTTGATAAAACTATAAGACGCAGTAATGTTATTCAAGATGAGAGTGAAGTTAACGCTTGGAGAATATTTCCTATTGAAGGTTATAAAAATATTACTGAAAATAAAGGTAGTATAACTAATTTAGTTGGTATTGGATATTATCTTTTAGTTCATACTCAACATAGTATGTTCATGTTTGATATAAGTGCAGCTCTTAAAACTAGAGATGAAAATGTTCAATTATATCAACCAGATGCTTTTGAAGTTAATTATAAAGAAGTATTTACTAGCGATAAAGGTTATGGTGGACTGCAAGATGATTTAGCATATATAGTTGGAGAATTTGGTTATATCTTTTATAATGATGATTTTAATAGATTTTATCAATTTGATGATGGTCAACTTAAAATAATGGATGAAGATATTAAATTATGGTTAGATAAATATCATCCTAATAAAGTTAGATTTGCTCATGATAAATTTAATAATCGTATTCTAATTAAGTTTGATTATACTTATAATAATGTTAATCCTAATACAAAAGAATCTATTATTGAAAGTTATAATGAAGTTATTAGTTTTAATTATAAAATAGGTAGTTTTATTAGTCTGCATGATTATTATTTTAATAATGCTTGGTCTACTAAAACTAAATGTTATTTTCAAACTAAGCATAATGATGATAGACTTAATTGTCCTCTTCATGTATTTACTAATGAATATAATTATGGTAGATTTAATACTCATATGGGTGATGATAGTAGAAGTTTATATTTAGTATCTAAACAAGAAGTTGGCGATGAACCTATATTAGTTCATAATAGTTATATTGATATTATAGTTAATGAATCTTATGAACTTATTAAATTTCTTGAATTTATTAAATATAAAGTACGTAAGATATATATTCCTATTTATAGTGATAATATTAATAATCCTGTTGATTTAAGAGAACATCCTTATGCTGGAGATATACTTCGTATATTTAATGAAGATAATGATACTGATGATATAGATATTAATATTGATAAACTTAATGAATTTAATAAGTATAAAAAACCTTGGTATGAACTTACTCAATATAACTTTAATTATTTCCGTAATGCAATTAAAGAACATTCTAATACAGTAAGTGATAAACTTCGTAGAGTATATGGTAATTATTTTGTAATTCGTTTCATATTTAATAATTCAGATAATAAGCGCATTGAATTTGAAAGTCTTGAATGTGCTCAAACTCAATTTAGAAAATTATGATACAGTATAGAGATAGACAAAGACAAAAAGCTTTTATTGGTGCTATTATTGGTGCAGCTGCTAGTATTGCTGGTGGTATAATTAAAGGTAATAAACAAAAGAAAGCTCAAGAAAAAGCTCAAGCTGAAGCTCAAGCTGCACAAGACCATAAAGATGCTTTACAAAATGCTCAAGCTTTAACTAGTGCTTATGCTAATCAAGATTATGTTGGTCAATATAATGATAAGCTTACTCTTAAATGTGGTGGTAGAGTTCGACGTAAAGCTAATTTTGGTACTGAGTTTGCTCAAGCTCTTCCCGGTTTAGATAATCTTGCTAGTTCTATTACAGGAGTTCAAGGACTTGGTGAATTAGGTACTGCAATAGGTCAAGGTATTTCTGCTAATCAACAAATTAATGAAAATAAACGTATTGCTCAAGAAGCTGAACAGCGTAAACAACTTCAAGCTGGTCAACAGCAACTTAATATTACTTCTGATAAAATGACTAATCCAATGACTATGTATCAACGTTCTAGTTTATTAATAAATATAAATGTGGTGGACGTAGAAAAGCATGGATTGGTGCTGCTATTGGTGCTGCTGGAAGTTTAATTGGTGGTATGTTTGGCAGTAAAGGACAACAACCAATTCAAGTTAAACAAGCTGACCAAGCTAGTTATAGTGCTCCTAAAACTGGTCTTGAACGTCCTGAATGGATTACTAATGGTACTGTTCAACAACCTGTTATGCCTCAATCAGTATATCGAGATAGGCTAAATGTATATCGATGTGGCGGTCATAAACGCTAGTCTTTTGCTCTCTGTTGAATTATTATATATAGGTATGAACTATTAATCGACTGATAGGCTATCGTTCAGCAGAGAGCCTTAAAATCAATCAAATTACAATTTCTCATTATATTATATAAAATGCCTAGAAAAGATAAAGTTATTCATATAAGTAATTTACCTAGTACATTTAGAGGTAATATTACTCGTAATGGAAGATTTATTCAAAATGGTATTCCTCCACTTGGTGGAGCTTATGATAAAGTTGCTAAATCTACTGGTTTAATAAGACTTGGTAATGAATTTCTCTATAATGGTGTAAACAATTTAGTATCTAAAGATAATAGAGAAAAATTAATGAATAATACCGCCGGTAGACTTATTAATTATGTTAAAGATTTTAATAAAGAATCTTTTCCTAGCGATGATAAACTTGGACCAACATTTCCATTTAATATTATTCAAACTCCTAGAAGTAATGGAAAAAATCTTCCTCAAAAACAATATGCTGTTGGTGGTAAAATACCAAATGTAGTTGCTGGTGGTATTGCTCAACCTCTTGGTAATAATTTCTTTTATATGAATGGAAGAAAACATAGTCAAGGTGGTATTGATATTGGTCCTAGTGATAAAACTGGTATTGAAGTAGAAGATGGTGAAGTTGTTGAAACTAATGGAAATGAACTTAAAGTTTATTCTGCACAACCTATTATTAATGGTGTTAGTCCTGCTAAATTAGTTATGGGTGGAGCTAATCCTAATAAAGTATTTAAAGCTCAAGAAGATTTTAAAGATAGAAATAGAATTAATGATGATGGTACTAAATATAAAGAAGGTGGTAAAATTTATCAAGCACCTAATGAATACAAAAGACAAATCGCTGAAAGTGGTTCGATAATTATTGGTGGTTATCCTACAATAGCTGGTAATAGAAATTATAAATTTATTAAAGGTCTAACTAAAGCTTCTAGAATAGGTAGAACTGCTACTAATTTTATTAATTTAGGTAGACAAAAAATTTATGATTTAGCTAATAAAATTGATAATACTTGGATTAATCAAGGAATTAAAGAAGTTTATAGAACAACTATTGGTAAACATGGTAGTAATCTTCCTCGAACTATTGATTATATAAATAAAAAATAATATAAATGAAAATAAAAAAAGCTATGGGTGGATTAAGTAGAGATAAAGATTATGGTTCTAAAAAGAAACCTTATCCTAGTGTAGCTAAAAAAGATTTTGCTGGTGGACATAGAAGTTATCCTATTCCTACAAAAGCAGATGCTGTTGACGCTTTAAGACTTGCGGGATTACATGAGCGTAGCGATGTTAAAGCTAAAGTTTATAATAAATATCCTGAACTTAGAAAAAAAGGTAATACAGGATTAATTGTAAGTATTAGTGGTAATGTTAAGAATGGATTAATTCATTCTCCATCCTCTACGGGGGGTCTACGCGATAAATTTGCTGTTGGTGGAACTCGAATTAATCGTCATGGAAGAACTTGGGAATATGATGAACAAATTGGAGCTTATGTTCCTATAACTAATAGAACTATTAATAGAACTTCTATTTATCCTATTAATAAATCTGCTAGAGGAGAAACTATTGTTGGTAGTGATTATACTTTTAGAAATGGAAGATGGTCTAAAAATAGTATTACAAATAATAATGTAAATACTAATACTAATAAATCTAATATTGATAATGGTAATCGTCGTCCTCAATATTATGCAGAACGCAGACTTCCTTTATTTGAAGATGGTGCTGGAATTACTAGCGGTTTAGTTAGAGCTGGTTGGAGTCATGGAAATAACAAAGGTGTTAGTATGAATAATACTAATATTCCAAGTTTATCTGAAACTAAATCTAGCGGGAAGACCCCCCGTGGAGGACGAAGTAAATCAAGTCAATCAACTCAATCTATCTCTACTAAAACTCCTCCTACTGTTGTTTATAATCGTAATCTACCTAAAGTAGAAGCTAGTATTCCTACTACTTTACCTGTTTCTACTAATACTCCTGGTCAAGGAACAAAATATTCTGATGGTAAAGGACAAGGTAGATTTAAAAATCTTACTACTGCTGATTGGATTGGTTTAGGTAGTAATGTTGCTGGCAGTTTAGCTAGTTATTTTGCTAGTAAAAGAGCTATTAATAAAATGAGAGGTCCGGGTCAACCTACTCTTATTAGCGCTAATAAACTTAAAACTAAATACAATATTAATCCTCAACTTGATAGAATTAGAGAAGATAAATTTGAAGCTTATCGTGATATTGATTCTAATACTGCTAGTAGTCGTGTAAGTTTAGCTCGTAAACAACGGGTTCGTAATGCTGCTGGTCAAGCTGTTAACGAACTTTATGGTAATAAAGAAAATATAGAAACTAATCTTATTAATCAAGATAGACGTAATCAACAAAGTGTTCGTCAATTTAATGCTCAACAATATAATCAATACATAGATAGAAAAACAGCATTTGATAATGGTATTAGAGAAGCTAAAGTAACTAATATTAATAATTTATTTAGTGGAATTAATGCTGGTATTCAAGATATGATTAGTAGATATGAAAATCGTAAAGCTTTAAATAATACTATTGGTGCTATGAGAGCATCTGCTCCTAATGTAGATGATAGAATTATGAGAGATGCTGGAGTTGATTATGATGAATTTATTATTCGCAAACGTAGAAAACTTGGAGGAAAACAATCATGCCGATAAACTTTTATACTCCTACTTTTAGACAACAAGTTAATCCTATTGACTTAAATGTCTTAGCTAGAACTTATAATACTCTTGAACAAGGTCATCAACAAGCTATTCAAACTAAATCTCAAATTGATGCTCAACTTGCTCAATTAGATTTAAATGAAGCTGAAGATGCTTGGCGTCAAGAACAACTTAATAAAGTTCGTAATGCTCTTACCGAAAATATGCAATATGGTAATGCTTATTCTAGTCTTGATGATATAGTTGGAACTTATGGAGATATAACTTCAAGTCCCGGAATGATTGGTCGTTTACGTGCTCAACAAGATTATAAAGCATATATGGATAATCTTGATAAACGTACTGATTTATCTGAAGATTATAAGAATTATTATCGTGCTGTTAATAAATATAATTATCAAGATATAACTGATAAGAATGGTAATGTTATTGGTGGAAGTAAATGGACTCCTATTGATAAAGAAGTTTCTGAAATTCCTATGAACCAAATACTTAATCAAGCACTTCAATGGGCTGCCAAAGAACAAGGTGGTGGTAGTCAAACAAGATGGCTTGATGCTAATGGTAAAGTTACTGATGATATTACTAAATCTGTTACAGGAGAGATTTATTCTCATACTAAAGGTAATTGGCAAAGATTAAGTAAAGCTAAACTTGCTGAAGCTGTTAAAGCTGTTATTGAAAACACTCCTGGTGCTAAAGCTAGTCTTGAACAAGATTATAAGATTGCTAAATGGAAATATGATCAAAATGGTAGTAATCCTGATATAACAGATAAAAATGGTATTCTACTTACTCCTGAACAGTATCTTGCTAAACGTATTGATCCTTTCTATAACGCTGCAACTTTTTATAATCAAGATAGTAATACTACTTATGGAGAAGCATGGAAAGCTCAATTAGCTTTAGCTAAACAAGCTGGATTAGGAAGTGCAAATCAAAGAAAACAAGCTATTGATAATTTAACTTATAAAGGTACTCCTGTTCGTATTGATAATTTTATGCCTGCTCAAGCTCAAGCTGAAATTACTAGTAATAGACAATCAATAGCTGGATTACTTAACAAATATAATCCTGATATTAATATTGATTTAGCAACTGCTAATCCTAATGATATTAGAACTAGTATCATGACTAATATTACTAGCCCATCTGATAGAGCATATGCTCTAAGTTATCTTAATGATATTATTGATAATCAAGAATATATTAATAGTCTTAAAGTTGGTAAATCGCAAGATAGCATTGACGGATTTGATACATATAATTCTATTATTAGTTTAAGTGATTTGCCTAATAATAAATATTCTGATACATATAGTAAATATGTTAATCAGATATTTGGAGATAGTAGTTCTATTAGACAATACTTTAATAATGATGATGTTTATAACTCATTTATTAATGCTCTTGGTGGAGAGAAAAAAGCAACTAGTCTTGGAATAAGATTTGGTTCTGACGGTAATGGTTATAGATATGCTGAATTGCCTAAAGATTATCATAAATCTATTTATAGTTTTGGCAAAGCTGTTAAAGAAGCTGAAGATACTAGAAATCCTTTAAATGCTTTTCTTAATTCTGCTAAAACTAGATTCTTTGGTTATGGTGATAAATTTGTTAGAGTTGATTCTAATGGTGAAGAACATCATGCTGGATTACCAACAGGCAATAAAGAACCTTATATTGGTTTGATTAATTATGTTGATTCTCTTAAATCTAAAAATGATGCTGTTCTTGACGGTGGACAAATAAATGCTTCTACTATTGGCATATCTGCAATGACTCCTGAACTTGCTGAACTTAATTTTGTTATGAGTTCTAATCCAGAAGCTGCTAGTAAATATGCTGCTCAAAAGAAACAATTAGAAGAACAAGCAATGAGCGCAATTAAAGCTGGAATTGATTTAACTCAAGGAGAAGCTTATATTACTAGCGAAAATGGAGTATTTGAACCTATGACTTCTGAAGATAGAAAAGCTTATACAGCTTATCTTAGAAGTGTTAAAGAAAATGAAATTACTCCTACTATTGTTCGTGACCCAAAAACTGGTGATGTTGGAGTTCAAATTAATATTGCTGGTTATTACGATACAGAAGGTAAACTTAAAAGAGAACCTATTACTTTACTTGTAGGTAGTGGTGCCATTGATAGTTCTATTATTCAATCTTGGAATCAAGATACTAGTTGGAAAGCTGCTGGCAAAGTAGAAAATTATTATAATGCTAATAGACCTATTTCGCTTACTAATAATGCTGCATTTACTGGAATTGATAAATTTAAATTAGTACCTAATGGTGGAGGTTTTAATTTAATTAATTCTACTAATAATCAAACTATTGGTTTAGTAAGTAAAGAAAATGCTGTTGATATTGTAGATAATTTATCTCAATGGGAACAAACTGTAACTGCTGTTAAAGCTGGTATGACAGTAGATGAAAATGCTGTTAAAGCTATTCAACAAAATGTTGCTACTAAACTTGCTCAACTTAGTGGTAGTTCAGACCCTTATGTTATTCAATATTACTATGATGAATTAACTAATAATCTATATTAATATGGATGTATTAAAGTTTCTACAAGGTGGTAATAAAACACCTAATCCTGAATATAATCCTAAAACTAAAAAGGGGGCTATACAGTCCTACTTTAGTTGATTACAACCCCGGCACTTCTATTAGTGACCGGGGTCGTGGTCATTTATTTAGTCGTATTGCTGGACAATCATATAATCTTAACCAATATGATATAGATAAATATGCTCCTTATGATGTTTATGTTAATCCTGTTGATGCCCCTGAAAAACTTGATAAAGAACGTGCTGTTAATCAAAGTAATTGGGAACAAGGATTAAGAATGATTGGACAGATTGGTAATGAAATTACTGTTGGTACTGCAATAGGTTTTGCTGATTTAGCTGATGCTTTCTATAATATGATTAGTGATAGTCCTAATGATTATCAATCTGAAATAAGTTCTGGACTTGAATCTTTAAAAGAATCTATTAATGAAAGATTAGCTATATATCGAGAAAATCCTAATGCTGCTTTTGATATTGGAGATTTTGCTTGGTGGGCTAGTAATGCTCCTAGTATAGCTAGTTCTTTAACTCTTATGGTTCCTAGTACAGGTCTTGCTAAAGGTGTTTCTTTATTAGGTAAAGGTATAAAGTTTAATAAACTAGCTAATAAGATGGCTAATGCTATTAATATGACTCAAAAGAGTAGAGCCATTACTAGTAGAATAGCAGAAGCTACTGCTATTGGAGTTCCTTCTCGTTATCTTGAAAATTATCAAGAAGCTAGACAAACTTATAATGATATTGAAGATTATTCTAAAACTCAACTTGCTAATATGAATGATAAACAAAGAGAAGAGTTTTATAATAATAATCCTAAATATAAAGATATGTCTGATGAAGAAGTAGCTAAAGATATTGCTAAAAATAGTGCTGATGTTACTTTTGCTGAAGATTGGGCTAATGTTCTTTTTGATGTATGGCAAGTTTATAGTTTAAAGAACTTATGGAAAAATGCTTTAAGCGGTAATACAACTAGTTCTAGACTTAGAAATTTAAATACTGCATTTAATAGTAATATTGATGATGCCGCTGCAATTACTAATGCTTTAAGTAATAAAACTACTAAACAAGCTATTACTAGTACATTAAAAGATATAGGTAATGATATTCTTCATGGTGTTAGAGCTGAATGGACTGAAGGTGCTGAAGAAGCAATTAATTATATAGCTAGTCAAGATGGTTTATATAATGGTAAAAAGTATTTGATAAAGATATTCCTCAACAAACTATTAAAGATTATCTTCAAGACCCAATGCTATGGGAACAAGCATTTTGGGGTGCTCTTGGTGGTGTTACTTTTAGTAGTGTTATGAATAAAGCTGGAGAGTTTATTAATAAACGTCTTGATAAAGATTGGAGTTCTGCTGAAAAACAAAGAGAAAACGAAATTCTTGGTCGTACTGCTACTTTTCAAGCATATCAAGAAAGACTTAATAGTATTGCTAATGGTAAAAATCCATTTATAACTATTACTGATGAAAATGGTCAACAGATTAATCCAGATATTATTACTGGTACTGAAGAAGAACTTCGTAGTATAGCTGAAAAAGAATATATGGATAATATTATTATTAATTCTATGAACGCTGGTAATTTAGGACTTCTTGAAAGTTCTATTAATAGCAAAGAATTTAATGATAGTATTACTAATAAACTTGGATTACAACAACAAGAAAGTAGTAAACTTATTAATAGATTTAAAACTGAAATTAATAATCTTAAAAATGAATATAATACTACTTTAAATAAAATTAATAGACTTGGCGGTGGATTTGAAGTTGGTCGTATTATAGCTACTCAAATGGTTCATGCTCGTAATCGTCAAGAAAATTATAATAATCTTCTTAATTGGGCTAATGATGTTTTAAATCAAGATATTACAAATAATCATATTGAAGATGTTGATATTAATTCTGCTAAGAATGGTATTTATCAACATATTATTGATAGTATTCAAAGAGATATTAAAACTATACAAGATAATGCTGCAATTAATGATTCAGTTAAACAAGAACGTATTGCTCAATTAAATGAACGTTTAGATGCTATTAATAAACTTTATATCCCTATTGACATTGAAAATAAAAATGATATTCAATCAGCTATTCAACTTCAAAAACAATATAATGAAGTATTTAAAGATTTAGCAGAAGTTGTTAATGCTGAGATTAATGTTGAGGTTAATAAAAATCAACTTAATTTATCTGATGATAATATTAAATCTCGTATAACTTATCTTAATAACTTCTTTGATAATAGTCGTAAAAAGATTGTTAATAAAGCTATGGACGATTTACGTAATGCTTATAAACAATATGGTAAAGAATATGTTAATTCTGTTATTAAAGATGCTAATAATGGTAATAAACCTAATATAGATAAAGTTATTAGAAATGCTTATACTGCTCTTGATTTAAGTTCTAAAGGTAATGAACATCTTAAAAATACAATAGAACAATTAGCTGAAATTGCAGAGATTGAAAATGATATTAATAATACTCCTAAAGAGGAAGAAGTTGCTCCTGTTAATCCTGATGTTAATGAAGTTAATGAAACTGATGTAGATAATACTAGTTCATCTCCATCCTCTACGGGGAGTATAGCGGAGCGAAGCGGAGCGGTTCCTAGTGAACCTATTAATACTGAACAACCTCAATCTCAAACTGGGCAACCAGTTCCTCAAGAACCTATTAGCACTCCTAAACCTGAAATTACTAATGTTCTTCCAGATGATGAATTTGAACGCGGTCAAATAGGTACCGATTTAGTTTACGAAAGTATTGCTGATTTAGAAGATTCTCTTGGGCATGAATCAACTAGTAGTGATTTACTTAATGCAAGACAATCTTTTATTGATAAACTTAGTCAAGCTGGATTTGAACAAACAGAAGCTGCTGATATAGTTAATAATATTATTGATGGTCTTACAGGTGGCAGTTTATATAGTTCTGTTCAAGATGATAGTATTAGACGTTTATTACTTAATGCTACTTATGCTACAATTACAGGTAATGAACGTAATATAGAAGCCATTATGGATGATTTTGCTAATAGTGTTGATAGTGAAGGTAATACTAGAGGTAAAATTGTTAATGGTAAAGTATATCTTAGTATTGGTCAATTAGTTGAATATATAGATAGTATTACAGGAAATAAAATTATTAAAAATTATTTGTTTAATCAAATAAAAAACTATCTTTACGCCAGTACGAATAATCAAGGTAAATATCGTGCTACTGATGAATCAACTATTAAAAAGCTTAACGCTAGACAATTTGTTCAATATGTAGATGGTATTGCTAAAGAACGTCTTGAAAGACTTCAAGTTGAACATACTAATAATGTTAATCTTAAGTATATAGTAGAGAATGAAAATGTTAAAGCGTTTACTTCTATTAAACAAGGTGATTATCTAGAAACTGAATATGATAGTAAGCTTAGACGTATTAATATACTTACTAATGGTACAATTATTGGTTATATAGGAGTTCCAAATATTGATAAGTTTGGTAATTATGATATGGTTAATCAAGGTTGGAAATATAATATTCATGCTGAAAATGGTCAAGTTGTTTCTCCACTTAAAGACGCTTTAATTAGTATTCTTGATGGTGATAGATTTGACGAAGAATTTATTGGTCATTTATATGAACTTGCTGTTAAAGAAGAAGTTACACAAGAAGAACTTGTTAATCTATTTAAAGAATTTGAAACTAAATATCCTGATATCGTTAGAGATTTTACTACTCCTGTTGCAAGTTTTGATTTAGCTGGACATCTTGTTAATCTTACTAAATACATATTTAATCAGCCTTATGAAAATAGTCATGAAGCTAGTATTAATCGTTGGTTTAATAATCTCCTTAATAGTTATGACCAAGCTATTACAATAGTTAAAGGTGATTTTAAAGGTAAGATTAAAGCTGTTAATGTTAAATATGGAGTTCTTAATACTATTGATGATATTAATGGTGAATGGAATGATGTACAAGAAACAGTAGTTGGTTATGATGAAAATATTAACAAACTTGGTGTAGTTGTACAAGGTCAATTATATCTTAATGGAGAAAGTAAACCTACTATTATTGAAAATCTTACTACTAATGGCATGCCTGTTATTAGTATTCCAAGTAGTGATGGTACTTCTTTATATGCTTTTTGTAAACAAGTTTCATTAAATAGTAATCTACTTAAAGGTGATGCTCGACGTATTATTAATTCTATTAAGAATGAAGTTAATAATCTTTGTAGAGATTATATTAGTGGGAGAATAAGTTTTGGTGAACTTAAACAAAGTCTTGGAGATATATTTGGAAATAATAAACTTATTAATGGTGATAGAAATACTGGACTTCAAATTAGTATTAATCCTACTAATATAGGTTTTTATGTTAAAGGTGCACATTTTAATGGTAAAGATTATGCTTTTACTATTAATTCTGATGCTGGTAATTATAAACGTAATATTATTATTAATTCTCCTTATGTTGTTAATAGTGCTTTTAAAATAGGTAAAAATTATGGTATTAATGCTAATACTATTGACGAATTAGATAATGCTCTTCGTCCTGTTATTGATGAAATGTTTAACTATGCTCAATTTGCTATTAGTAAAGATTTTATTAATGATAGTACAAAAACTAATGATAAAACTAATAAATATATTTATCGTGAAAATGGTAAAACTATTATAAATATTGATGGTAAAACTTATAGTTATAATAGTTATCAAGATTTTATTATTAGTAATGGTTTAGTTAGAACTAAATTAGCTAATACTAATACTAATGAAACTGCTGGTAATTGGCAAATAGATATTCATTCTAAACTTGATATTACTTATGAACTTGAGGGTAGACCCCCCGTGGAGGATGGAGCAATACCTGAACAGCTATCAGAGTTCATGTTAGATGATACTCTTAATGCTATTAATTTTAATGCTTTTGAATCTGCTATAACTGCTAAGAATTTAACTCGTGGACTTAAAAAGTATTTTGCTAATGACCAAACTGCTATTGATTATATTAATGCTCTTCAAAAAATTGGTATATTACCTAAAAATATTCATGTTGTAGATAGTATTACTGATAATAATGGTAATCAAGTTAATGCTGTTTATCATCGTGATACAGATACTATTGAAATTAATAGTTCTGCTATTGCTGGTCAAAGAGTTTATCGAGTTGTTAATATTATACTTCATGAAAGTTTACATAGACAACTTTATACTAAATATAATAATGAACAAGCTCTTGCTTTAGTTAAACCTATATATGATAAATTTAAAGCTTGGATTGATACTCAAGATGATGCTACTAAAGAAAGACTTAAACCTTATCTATTTGAGAACTTTAATACAAGTGAAGCTCTTGAAGAATTTCTAGTTGAAAGTATTACTAGTAATGCTCTTATGACTGCACTTAATGAAATTAAATATGATAATAGAAAAGTTAATAAACGTAAGACTTTATTTAGTAGACTTCTTGAAGTTATTGCTGATATGTTAGGTATTAAAATTAATGAAGATAGTTTATTAGCTGCTGCTAGAGATGCTTATAAAGCTATTAAGAAAATGCCTAAAGAAAATAATCAAGAAGCTATTCAAGGAACTTTTCAATTTAAAGAAGAAACTATTAGTACAGAGCAAATTGAAAATCCTAATGAAGATAACAGTCAAGATTATAATTATAATAATGATAATCTTAATGATGGACTTGATATGTTTAGTAGTGTTGATGATGATATAGTGCTGAATATGGCTGAATTAACTAGCCGTTTATCGATAGCACAACAGCCCGAATTTGCCACTTTGCTTGACACAGGACGCATCAGTTTTAGCTGTATGTAGAATTAATCGAGCAAATATAAAAGTCGCTTAAACCGAAAGGAAATCACCTCTATGACGATGTAATTAAATTTTACTTTACATTAGTCATAGAGGTATTACTATTAATGAATTTAAACTTAAATATAAACTTATGAGTTGTGGAAATATTAAACTTGTAGGATATAATAATCTTAATAATGTTATTATTAAAGAACATGGTTCTAATAATGCAGATTATTATAGTCTTATAGCTATGGTTGAAGACCCAATCTTTAAGAAGATTATAGCTGATAGAGGTATTAATGTTAAAACTTCTGGAAGACAAGCTTATAATGCTCTTCTTGAAGCTAGAGCTATTAAACTTCGTAATATGGATGATGTAGCTTCTATTGCTGAAAAAGAAGAACGTGGTTTGTTTAGTACAATTAAAGCTAGAGATACAGCTATTACTTATATGGCTGATATTATGAATAAACTTAGTTTTAATTTTCTATATAATGGTGCTCCATTAAATTTTAATGAAATTAAAAAACGTACTAATGAAACTGTTATTAATGCTGGACTTAAACGTGCTAAGAAATTAGCCGGAAGTGATGAAGCTAAAAATAATGAACTTAATAGTTTTATTAATAATCCAAATCCTGCTACTAAAATTAATGGTCTTGGTGCATTTCTTCGTAAATATGGTAATGCTCAAGATTTTAATTATGGTGCATTACTACGTTCATTAACTAATACTGAATTTAATGAAGCTCTTTTTAATAATAAAAATGTAGCTAAACTTATTAAACGAGATGAATTATATCAAACTACTGATTATGAAGAATTAGGTGGTTATCTTGATGAAACTTCTACTGAAGGTGATGAAAATAGTATAGATGACGGTATTGATTTAATGACTCAACTTTGGAATTTAAGTATTGGTGAAGTTAAAGATTTTAATAAACACGTAGAAGAAGTTATTAAGTATCATCTTGCAAGTTTACCTAACTTACTGTTGCTTCTCAACTTGATAATGGAAATTATCCTTTTGATACTAATAATGAATTAGGTGTTGTTACTTTTGCCGATGCTAATTATTTATCTAAAATATTATATGCTAGTGCTGATACTAGTAATGTAGATAAGTTTTATA